TCCGTCGCCGCCCGGTACTTTTCTTTAATCGAGCCCCGCGTGCTGGCCAGGTCCGGGTCGAGCAGTGCGGACAGTGCCGCCTCTTCGCGACCCTTCGCCTTTGCGAGCCGCGAACGGAGCCGCTCGACTTCTCCGGAGCTGGTCTTCAGCTCTTCCTCGCGGCGGCCAAGAATGGCCCGCAGCGCTTCGCCGTTGGTGCAGACCTCGACCAGCTTGCGCCATACCACAGCGTCAAGGCGCGCGACAGAGATGGAATGCTTGCACAAAACGCCAGAGGGGGCGCGCAGCGGATCGCGGCCGACGCAGCGGTAAGCGTTCGACCTGCCGCGCTCGCCGCACATGCGCCGGCCGCACTGCGCGCAGAACAGCAAGCCGCGCAATAGGTAGGCCGAGCTGGGACGCCCTACCAGCGGATTCGCCGCGAGCCGAGCCCCGACGCGCTCCCAGATCGCGCGGTCCACCAGCGGCGGGACACTCAGCGGGATGCGCTCTCCCGACGTGCGCACGCGAACGCTCTTTCCTTCCCTCCGCAACGTGCCATAGTAGGCGACGCCGGCATAGGTCTCATTCGCCAAGATGCGCCGTACGCTGGAGCGTTCCCACGGCTTGCCGCCCCACGTTGGGAGCCCGGCCGCGCGGAGTTCCTGCACCACCGCCCGCAGCGACAAGCCCGAATCGTAGGCCGTGAAGATGCGCTGCACGATGGGAGCCCGTTCGACGTCTGGTAGCAGCTTGCCTTCCTTATAGCAATAGCCGTACGCGATCCGGCCACCGCTGATGAGGCCCGCCCGCGCCCGCTCCTTCTTGCCGCGCATAGTGCGCTCGCGGATGACTTCCCGCTCGTATTGCGCGATGACGCCGCGCATCCCGAAGAACATACGGCCGGAGGGAGAATCTTCAAATTTCGCCGCCACGAACTCCAGCCGTGCGTGCTTCTCGATTTCGGGCTTGAGAATGAGCAGGTGAGCCAGCTCGCGGCTGAGCCGGTCGGCATCGAACATCAGCACGAACGTAGCCGCGCCTTCGCGCACCAGGCGGCGCACGCGGTCGAGGCCCGGCCGGTCCAATATGACGCCCGAGATTCCGTCGTCGGTGATCTCTTCCAGGATCTGCCACCCGCGCGCCGCTGCGAATTCGCGGCAGGCCCTCAGTTGGGAAGAGAGACCATACTTTTCCAGTTGGTCTTCAGTCGAAACCCTCGCGTAGATAAGTACCGTGTCCATGGGCGAGTATTATAAAGCTTCAGGCTGCCTCTCGGTCATTGGATTCGGCGGCTTTCTTGCGAGCGTGTTCGTTGGCGCGGTCGATCAGCCAGCGCAGGGCCAGCAGCTCACGGGCGGGGTCTACTGCGGCAGGCATAACGCTCACCTGAAGCTTTGGCACGGCCTGCACGATCGCGCTCATATTGGCCCGCCCTCCGAGCCGTACGTCGTGATGCTGCGCTTAGCCTCATCAAGGTAAACAATCGTGACGACAGTCCCGCCAGAGCAAACCGCGCATCGCCTGCTTTCATTGCAACCGACGAACTCCCCAAGCTCTTTGGAGATCGCCTCTAACTTCGCGGAGGCTATTTCCTGCGCGCGCTTGGCTTTGTCTGCCGACTTGCGCGACTCCTCCAGACTCCGACGCGCCTCGACATAGCGCTCGGCAGCGCGCACGAAGTCTTCCTGCCGGGTCAACGTGCGAGGCATCATTTCTTGCCCTTCCCCTTCGCCTTCCCCGCCTTCTTCGCGGCGCTCTGCTTCGCCGCGAGCGTGCCCAGCTTGGCGATGGCCGCTTTCGCTCCGCTCGGCGCGGCGGGCTTGGGGTTCATCTCTTCGTCCACGGCCTTGGCTATGGAGGCGCGGTTTACTTTGTGGGCGTCGGCGAGCATGGCAAGCGTCGAGTTAGGCGACCAGCGCACCTTCGCGCCCAAGTCAAACAAGATCACGGCTAACGTTACGCGTAGCAGGCGTTCTATTGGCATCTTGTAGAGCGAGTCAGCCAGATCGAGTGCGATGAGGCGAGGCGCTTCAAAGGCGGCGCTTGCCGAAACGCCGCCCGTGTCTGCCGCTACTTGCTGCTGGATCACCTCCTTTTCTTCAGGGTGGGAGGAAGACTGAGAAGTTGTTTCATCCGGCACAGCCGGGAGCGATTCCACCTCAAAGCTCGATGCCTCGCAAACAGGGCACGCGATGAGCCCTTTCGCCGGGCCGTCTTGCACCACAAAGACACTGCCGCCGCACTTGTCGCATGGCTCGATGACATGCGCCGCCTCAGCCGCGAAGCCTTCCGGCAGCGCGTCGTCATCGCAGCCGGTATCCATGGCCTTCGGCGCGTCCACCGGCACGGCGTTCGCCAGCTCGCGGCGCTCCAGGTCGAGCGCCCAGCCTTGCAGCGCTTCGGCCTGCTTGCGATGCTTTTTCGGCGTGAGGGTGATGGCCTTTTCATCCGCGCACCACAGCACGATTTGCTCGCACGCATCGGCTATAGCCTCGGCGCGCGCGGGAAACACGGCCGCATTAGCGTGCGGATAACCACCCATTCCACCGGCTGCCAGATCGGCGCAACACGAGGCGCGCCAGCCATCCGCCTGCTCGATGACCGCGACGAATGCGAGATTGGCCGGCGAACGCAGCAGCTCGCAATCGGATTCTTCAAACTCGCCCGCTTCGTTGGGCTGCGCAAACGCCCGCGCCTGATCCATCAGCATCGTTTCTTCGCTCATTTATGACGCCCTCGACTCCACCGCCGCACGCTCTTCCGCTTGCACCGCGCGCACGATCTCCCGCACGCCCGCCCTGTCTCCCTGGTGCTCCGCGAGCTGCTCGACCGCGCGTATCGCTGCGACCACCTGCGCGTGGCGGCGCTTCAACGCCACCACCAGCTCGCCGCACTTATACTCCAGACTCGACATCTACGCCTCCCCTCCCGACGGCGCGCCGAATCGCGCTGCGCGATAGTCCAGCAGATACTTCCGCCAGCAGCCTCCCCATGCGTAAGCGTGGGCGCGTAGCACGCTCACCAGCCACTCCAGGCAATTCGCCGCGAGCAGCGTGGCGCTGGGAGCTACCAACACTGCAAGCAGTACGATGCCGGCCAGCATGGCGAGAATGATGAGGATCTGGTAGAGCATGGCTGTGTTACCTGCGCCGCCGCGCTCCCGCGAACACCGGCTCGCTGCGGGCTGCGACGATTGGCTGGCCCACCACGTCGCTGTACGCCACGCCTTCGAAGCACACCAGCGCCAAGCCGCTGGAGGGCGTGGTGGTAAGCGACACGGCCGTACCGTCGCGCAGTTGTAGTGTGAAGGTTACCGACAGGACGTCGGGCGCGGCGTGCGCGCCTGCCATCGTGTAGTAGGTCAGGGGCTGGCCGTTGCCGGGCAAGCCGATAATCTGATTGCTGTAGCCCCACATCAGCACGTCGCTAATGGGCTGCTGTGCGCTGGCCGCGACCGTAAATGCGAGCAAGCACACCGATAGACACAAGAATCGCTTAATCATTGAGTTGAATCTCCTACTTGGCGGATGCCAGGACACCGCATACGGTGGGCTCTCTCCCTCGGAAGTTTTATCCCCGCTTCAAGCCCTGCCTGTATGCGATGACCAGGCCGCGTGGACTCCTCTAATTCGGAGGTATTAGCTGAATCCACACGTATTTGGAGCCCTGGTTCCCGTTGGGAGGAACTTACTGCGCTACCGGCGTGCCGAGTACCAAGCTTCCCGAGGTAGCTGGGCCGGGCGTGATTTGGAGCGCTTGCGTATACGGTCCGGGGCCGGGCGTGCCGTCTGCCTTGGTAATGGTTGCGGTGATGGTCAGCGTGCCGAGCTTCTTGCCGCCGATCACAAAGCCGCTCGCGATGGTTCCAGCGGCGGGTGTCGCGTCCGGTACGACAGTGCCCATGTCGGTGTCACTCGCAGTGACCACGCATGTATCGCCGGGGTTGGGTGCGGTTGGGTTGCCGTCAGCATCCGTTTCGGGAACGGAGTACGGGATTTTCTGAACGTCTTCCATCGGAGTAGATTGAGTGCCCATGCTTGTAACTGCTGCTCCTTCTTTCGACCTGCGAAATTGTTATTGCGGAATCGGCGTGCCGAAAACGATCTTGGCTCCCACCGCATCTTCCGCGTGTACTGCCGCCTTGATCGTGGCGACGTCTTTCTCGATGCGGATTAGCTGCGCCGAGAGATCGCCCGCCGCGACCGCGAAATCCGCGCGCAACTGGCGGATCGCATCCAGCACCGCCGCGTTACGCAGCTCGGCGTCGGTCGATTCCTTCCCGATCTTGCCGTCCAGCGCGGCCAGCTCCTGATGCGCGCCAATGTCGCGCGCCTCGGACGCGTTGGCGTCCTGATTTTGGAGCGCTCTCAGCTCGGACACCTGCGACGAGATGCCCGTCAGCCGCGTGAAGAGATCCGGCAGTGCGGAGAGAATCGAATTAACGCGAATCAGCACGGTCATTTACCGCAAGCTCCTGATGTAGAGATACCAGCCGCCGTACCCTACAATTGCCGTGAGTACGAACGCCGCGAAGAGTACCAGGCGCTGCGCACGCGTCCGGGCTAGCGCTTCTTCGAGCGCCGCAATCGTCTTCTGCTGCCGGATGTTGTCGTAGGGCAGCGATTGCGTTGGGTTCGCAAGTGGTGCGCCCACGTGTTCGCGCAGGAACGGCGAGGCGTGGCGCAGGGCGCGTTGCAGGGCGTCGGGTTCGTGAGCTACGGCGTTCATGCGGCCCTCCGCACAAGTCCGAAGCTCGTCCGGCGTTCCGGTTGCGGCGAGCGATTTGAGATCAGCCACGCAATCACTACGTCCGTCACCGTGCGGGCCGGGACGCGCAACTCCTCGGCGATGTCCTCGGTAGAGTGGCAGGCGTGAAATCGATCCACGATCAACTGCCGCAGGATCGGCGACAACTGGCGAGCGGTTACCCGCGTTCTTCCCGACTTGCGGCTTTTTAGTTCAGCGGGTTGCGAAATTGTTGGTGACTTGGTTTCCGAGTCCATAGGATCATTCCTCCGATGAGTGAGCCTGTTTACGTTTTTTGCTTTTCCGCTTCCGCCGCGCTCTCGCGGGCGAGCAGCTCTTGTGCGTACGCCTGGGCAGCTTCCATGACGCGTTCCGAGTTTGTTTTTCCGTTCAGCATCATCGACAGGAATGTTCGCGATATGCCGAGCTTTTCGGCGAACGGCTTGCCCGCCGAGTTGCGCTTGAATACCCGGCGCAGTTCGTTGAGTGGCAGATAGGCCGGGCGCGGCGGTATCGCCTGCATTGTTTCCCGCACGGTTTGTTGCGTCTGCTGCATGAGATTAGTAGAGTTAAAGACGATTTAGCTAATTTGCGCTTAATCGAAATACGATCATACGCGTATGCATACGCGTATGTCAAGAGATTTCTGGAAATTTATTTTGCGTAATCCGCTACGAACATTTCGAGAGGCCTTGGGAATGAGTCGCCCCGCACTGGCGATTGCCATTCAACGGTCTGCCGTAACCCTGGAGAAATATGAGGCCGAGGCACCGCCGGAACTGATAGCGGCGCTGTCACTGTATGCGCAGAAGATAGGCCGGGCCGACGCAATTCCACTTCTTACGCCAGAGCTAGCGGGAGGCCATCAAAACCATAAGCGTAATCCAGCCGAAAAAGGTGCCAAAAAAGAAGACTTGGACGGGCAGCTCTCTGAAGTTATGGGAGATAGCTATCCTGAAAACGCTGACACCGGACGGTCTTCGTTGTCCGACCATGACTTAGAATTACAGAATCTGTTACCCCACGAGCGGAAGGCCATTACGCTCCTGCTTCAGATTCTGCGCCGGGGCACAGAGACGAAACAGCAGGCGATTGTCTCTAATTTAAAAGCGTTCACGGAAGGCGACCATGAGCGAGGCCCCGAAGCTAATACCGTTCCCGAGCAACTGCTTGACGATCTCGTCAAGGCGTCTGAAGCGATTATCACTGATGAGAAAATGCATGGAGAATGGCTGGCTTGTCTTGGCGCGATCAAAGCGCAATTTAGCGATACTCGAAACCAACCTGAACCGGCTGGAAATGTTCGTGGCAAGCGAGCAAATGCAAATCGAAGCGGACCTCGCCGCCGGGGCGGTAGTTGAAGAAGACTGACAGGAGCGCGGCGTTTACGAGCCCGGCTTGGTGCTGTCCGTGTCCACGGCTTTCTTGCCGGTGATTCCTTCCAGGGCCGCAATGAGACCCCGATACTGGTTCTTGTCGGCCTGCACCACTAGCCCGCCCTTCTGCCCAGCGCCCGCATCCCAGACGAGCCCGATGTAATGCTTCTTCGACTTGCTGAGCGCCACAAGCAGCCCAATCCCCAGCGAGATGACCGCTAGCCCTACAGCCGTGCCGATGCGCCGGTGAACTTCCTGCCCGTAGCTCACTTCCGTAATCGTCGCCGTTTTGATGATAAACGGTTCCGGATTTGCCTTCTTTCCTGTCATCACCAGCCGCACTTGATCCTGATCGATGAAGAGATTCATCAGTTGGCCCGGCTGGACCGTCGGCAGCGAACCGCCCGAGTAGATTACTGGATAAGCCGCCTGGGTAGGCTTCACCTTGGCAGCGTCAAGGGTCAGGGCTGGGACGGTGAAGCAAAGCAGGAACGCAAGGGCGGGCTGAAGAGTCTTCATGGCCGGTTAGTATAACAATTTGAAATGCCGAATCAAATAGATCGGAGGATAACCTTGGGGCGAACGCCTCAGGCCACCGTACCAGTATTTGCTGAGCCAAAAATCAACAAGTACCGATCCACGGTCTTTGCCCCTTCCCCCTTCGCATCCTGCCGTGTTAGAAATCAATCTATGAAATCCGCCCTGGTTCTCTTACTTGGAGCAATGTACTCCAACATCACAGCCACCCAATACGTCGATGAAATGGAGCCACTGCTGGCCGCGAATCGCACGGCGTACCTGCTTGGCCAGCACACCGACGAACGCAAGGCCGAAGCGCTGCGCTTCTTCGATCAGCACTGGAGGCAATTGAAATCATCGGAGGCTTGCGGATCTAAGCTGCTCGGCGGGGCCGGGGTTGCGTGCGTTGCGGATCGAGCGGACGGCGGAAGGTTTCCATGGAGTACGTATTACCGTGATCCGATCACAAATAACGGCTTCTAACTAATCCTTGGGCTCCAAACCAAATCTTGAAAGCTCGGCAGCCAACTTTTCCTTGCGCTCCGAGGCCGCTTGAATATCGAGCGCCAAAAACTCACGCTTGGCCACGAGTTCCGAGAGCTGTCTTTTCGCGGCTATGTATTCACAAGCCGTCCTGCCGAACGCTTCCTCATGCGCTTCGAGCAGCGCAATGGCCTTCTTTAATCTAGCTTCATCCACGCTCATTTTCCCGCCTTTTTCTTTGGCCTGCCCCTTGGCAACTCGCCCGCCGCGACGTCCCAATTCGGCTGTTTGCAATTTGGGCACCGCGCCGGGCGCGTAACGATTCGCTTGATCCATGAATGGCCGCACCGTAGGCAGGTGCAAATCATGCTTTTCGGAATCTGCATGTTTTCGCATGATAGCATGTTTTTCTGTTGATTTAATCGTGCTCGCATGATACTATGTATTCATGGTTGCCGCACACACCAACAACATCAAAACCAGCCGCTTCGCCGAGGCCACCTGCCCGCTCTGCTTCACGCACTTCGACCGCCTGCCCGTGGAAGGCGACTACATCGCGCTGCCGGTAACGCCCTGCGCCGATGACGCGTGCGGCCAACTGCTCTGCGTGGACTGCGCGCAATTCGCCTGCGACGGATGCGGCCAGACGTTCTGCCAAGAGCACCAGATTCTCGTACCCGATGGCACGCCGCGCCCGCTGCGCTGCTGCCAGGCGTGCGCCGCGGAATGCGAAGAGCTGCCCGCGCGCATCCCCGCGCAGAGCGAAACGCGGCCGGCGATTCATACGACGGAGGTGGCTTGAGCCATGATGAGCGAATCGCAAATCCGCTGCCTGATCGCAGCGTCCACCACGGAAGCGAAGCGCGCCGCCGTGAAGCGCGACTACTCGACGTGGTATTACCACTGTGCGAAGATTTGGGCGTTTGAGTGCGTGCTGGAAGAGCTGGTAGACCATCCGATTACACGCTTCCCGTACCCGCGAGAGGTAGCCTGAGATGACGTGCCACTTCTGCGCTGCACCCATCGCGCTCACCGAATCGCAGACGCGCGATGCGGACGGCCCCACGCACACGCGCTGCCATAACGCCGCGTACGAAGAGCGCAACGCGTGGCAGGCGGAATGCGATGCGCACGCGGGCTTTGGCGATCGCGCGCCGCGAAAGCGCGGGGCGGGAAGCGAGAGAGTTACCGAGTTTGAGAAAGGACGCGTCGCGTAAGCGCGGCGCTGGAGGAAAAGACGATGCAGACGATTAACTGGAACACCACGAAGGCCGAGCAGGATCTCATCGAGAAAATCGCCCGACGCGCGATGGCTCTCAAGGTTCCCATTAACACTGGCCGCACGTTGCAGGATTGGACCATGGACATTACCGCGACGCACTGCAACGGATGCGCTCTTGATCTCGCGCGGTTTGCAGGCGGTGATGATTTCAATTTTGCCCACGATATTGCGGGCATCGCGCGCCACTTGAACCGGAGCACAGGCCAACTGGAGGGTTATTTTCTGCCGCGCTTCGCCTCCCGCGAATAACCTCCCTGACGATGACGCGCCGGTAACGCGCCGAAACGCCGCAAGCGCGCGGCGTCGGAGGATACCATGCCAAAGAAATTGGAAGAGTGCCAGCACTGTGGCTCCCTCGTGGATAAAGACGAACTCGCGATGGTGCGTCCGCTCGGCGACGCCATCGGACCGATGTGGTGCCACGTCTGCCGCTATTGCCTGCCAGCCGGATCGATCCTTGACCTGCGGGCTAACCTCACCAATCGAGAAATCGCATTCGTTATTTGCAACGCTACCAACCTGATACTGACCGCAATTGCGGAAGCGAAAAAGGAGACTGAACAATATGGCAACCGCATCTAACAGACAACCGCGAGAAGTCGTGGAGTTTCCACCCAACATTCCCGTTACCGTAGCCCTGAAATACTCGCAAGGGCGCACGGTAAGCGGGCAATCAGGTGAGCGATTCATGTTCACACTCGCCGATGACCGCGTGATGTTTCTCGACCCGGAAGTCGCGGGGCAGATCATGGACCTCGGCGTAAACGTCCGCGAGAACTTCAGCATCACCAAACAGCAAGCTGGCACGCGTGCGCCTATCACCTGGGCAGTCGCGCGCGTGTGCGGCGAGCAGCCCAACGGCACGTTTGTTACTCCGGCGTTACCATCACCGGCCACTGGAGCTAACGGCGCAGTAACGCCGCCCGCAAAGCCGATGGCAGCGGCCACCGCCGCGCAACCTGACGACAGCCGCCGGCAGCCGTCCACAGCGTTAGTGGCGGACGCGTGCGGCATGGTCGACGCGTTCGCGGAAGTGCTGGAGCACGCGCTGACGCGCCACAGCGGCAAGGTAAAGCCGGATGAAGTGCGCGCTATATTTCTTACTGTGGCCATCAATCGTTCCAAGTTCGCGGCCTAACCCTTCGGCAGCGAGCGCTCAAATGCAATCGCATCGAGCATCGCTGCCAATTCTTCCCGATGCCGATGGCCCCACATCGCCAACTCCAAGCGATTCGCGAGCCGAAGTTCCGCGAAAAGTTGCGCCAGCATCTGCTTAATCGTGCCGTAGCGGTAGCGCGTCACTGCCGCGATGTCTGCATTGTTCAGTCCCTTGCCGAGCAGTAGGATTAGCTCCGCCTGACGCGGCGTGAGGCGTGGCGCCGGGTTGCAGCCCGCGTGCGAGCACACGCGGCTTACGCACTGGCTGCAAAGCCCCGCGCGGCCCTCTGGTTCGTGATCGGCCATTCAGCGCCGCCCGTTCGCGCCCGCGAGCACCACGAGGCACGCGAGCGCGCCGAGCGCGGCCAGGCCAACGAGAATGACGCGGGCGAGCAGCATTTAGCGGATCTCACACCCGAAGAGCAGCACCAGCACGCCCGCGAAGCAGAGGGCGATGAAGGCGATTACCGCGATGATCCAGAGCATGATTCGCGCGGCTCCGTGCATTCTTCGGCTAGCCGATCCGCCGCCGCCTTGCCGCCGAGCGCCTGCGAAAGCGCGCGCCAGTTGGCGATGCACGCGTTGCAGTTGCAGAGCGAGGCGCGGCGCGGGCCGCCGTGGCCGTTGGCTTGTTTCTTGTGACCGGTTTTCATTTATGCCTCTATTCGGAAAACAACTCGAAGCGTACTTGGCCTGGAAGATCCACGGCCGGAAACTCCCGCAATCCGAGCGCATCGGCCCGCGTCCAGGACCGCCACGGAAAGGCCCGGCCAGGGATGAAGACTACAAGTCCTGGGTTCGGTCACTTCCTTCCGTGGTGTCAGGACGCGGACCATGCGAAGCTGCTCACGTCGGGATGGACGGCGGCATGAGCATGAAAGCGTCGGATTTGACGTGCATTCCGTTGACGCCCGAAGAGCATCGCGAGTATCACCAGATCGGCTGCCAGAGCTTCGCGCGCAAGTACAGGCTGAATTACCGGCGCATCGTGGCGCGGCTCAATCGCGAGTGGCGCGAGAGGCGCGCGGCGTAGGTGTTCGCAAAATGCTTGCAGTCGTGTTAGCATAATGCTAATATCTGAATGTGAACGTCATCAGCAAGCGCGGACTCGACAAGCTGGCGGAATCGCAAAAGGTCGATCTGGACGTTAACGCTGAACTGAACATTTGGTTTCACGTAGCACGGCGGGCGCATTGGACGCGGCTAGCGGAGGTGCAGGACGATTACCCGTCGGTGGATCAGGTCGGTAAAGTGCTGGTGTTTAACATCCGGCATAATCGCTATCGCCTCATCGCGACGGTTTCGTTTGCCGCACAACAGCTTTACGTAAAAGCGCTGCTGACGCACAAAGAGTATGATCGAAAGGAGTGGAGAAAATGGGCATGAGCGTTCTGAATCCAGCGAAATACGGGCGGCTTTGCGGCGCCGTAATTCCCAAGGCCATCGAAAACGACGAAGAGTTTGACCGCCTGACAGAGCAGATGGAAGAACTCGACTTCAAAGAAAATTCCACTCCCGAGGAACAAGCGCTTGCAGCGATGCTCTCGGTTCTCGTCCAGGATTACGACGACAAGCACCACAAGCTGCCCGAAACCACGCCAGATCGCATCGTCCGCGTACTGATGGAGAACCGCGGCCTCAAGCAAGTGGACCTCCTGCCGATCTTCGGCTCCCGCAGCGTGGCGTCCGACGTCATCAACGGCAAACGAGAGCCAAGCAAGGCCCATATCCGCAAGCTCGCCGAGTTCTTCCGCGTGCCGGCGGAATTGTTCTTGTAGAGAGCTTTATTCCGCCCGGCTAACATCCGAAGGCGACTGGCGTACTCGTTGATCGTGAATCGCAAGATCCCTGGGTCGTTCAACATAAAAACCAATGAGCGTTTTCGACTGAAGAATCGTCCCATCAGCCTTACACTCCTTCACTAACTCACGCACGGGCTTCTCTTTCCACTTCGGATCGATCATGACCGAACCTAGACCTTACCCTCTTTCAGTAAGACAATATCCAGCATGCAAACCTTCTTATCCCGCATCGGAATCCACACCGCCTCCGACTCATTCAACGCCCCGCCTCTCGATGCGCAGAATGCCTTCAGCGCCAAGTACAGCACGCGCTGCGCATCTTCGGGATAAGCGCTCCACGCGGTATCGTGTAACTGCCGCTGAAGCTCCCGCATAGTGTCAGCTTGCATCGTCTGCTTTTGACTCGGCATCGTTACTCCTTCGCACCAATATCCGCACACGGCCTCGCAGCAGCAGCACCGCCACCAACGTAAGCTCGCCGCCTGCTATCAAGCCCACCAGCAGCGCTGTAAACACCAGCACAGCCTGCGCAAATGCCCAATCGAGCCACTCCACGAGAGATCACTTTACGCGCGCGCGTAATTCTTCGGAAGGATCGGCTACCGCGTGCTGCTTCCGCTCATGCGCTTCGACCAAGCGGATTGCATCCACCGCCGAATCTTCCTCAAACACCTGAAAGCAATGCTGGCAGAACGCCTGGAATCGCGAATGATCGTAAAACAATGGGACCTCCTGAACGGTACGGACCAGTGTGAGCGGCCATCGGTGTACCAGATGACACGACGCTTCAAGCCACATCCTCGGACGACTGCCCTTGCCCGTCGATCTCGGCGCGCACCTGCTTGCCACTCTTCCCACGGCCCGTATACTTGCGCATCTGCGCGAGGATCTCAACCAACGCTGGAGGAATCGGCAGCCCCGCATCGGCCATATTCAGCACGATGGAAATCGCCTCATTAATCACGAAGGCTACCGCAATCGTGTTCGGCACATCGAGCGGCAAATGCAGCGGCGTCATGATGTGATGCGCCACGCCAATCAAAATCAGCGTCATCACCTTCCGCCACAGCCCCTCCACCGATTCCCGAATACAAAACACGCCGCGCAGGCCCGCATTGACAGCGCCCACAATCCAGTCCGCGACCGCCAATAGCATGTAGGTCTGAACAGCGAGGGGGATACTGGCGAGCACAGACGCGTACACCCCCAGAAACCAGGAGGCCGCACCTGGCAGCGAGATAGCGAAGAGTTTGCGCATGGACTGTTTCACGAGCCTCCTACAGCTTGTAGAATCGCGTCGTATCGATTTGCTTGGTGAGCTTCAGCGGATCAGCCCACGCGGGCGGCTGGATGGATGTATCGAAGTAGTAATTTGCGCCGCCCGTCGTGTCGAGCGAAGCTCCGCTCGCGTCTTCGGTGGGCTCGTCGACCACCGCGCAGCACGCAAGCCATGCAGCCCAGTCCGCCGGATTCTTGGGACTCGGCATCTTCGCGGCATTCGGATCGCCCGCATTGAACGACGAGAACTGACGCGGGCAGAGGATCGTTGACACGAGGTCCCTGCACGCCACGAACGGCCCGCTGGGATGCGCCACGCGGTTGAGAATCACCCAACGGATCGCGCGCTTCACTTCGAGCGACTGGCCGCGCGCCTCACGCCAGAGGCAGAGGGCCAGCAGGACGTTGGGGTATTGATCCTGGATCACGCCGCGCCCTCATGCGCCTTGGCGGCGGATGCCGCGACCTGCCAGCCTTGCTGAATCGCCTCAGACAGCTTTGACCAGTCCGGAATGGGCGCGCCCGTGGCCAGAGACTTACCACCAGACTGCGCGCGGTACGCCTCATACGCGGCCTGCGCGGCGCCTAGCAGTTCGGGCGTGCTCGGCGCGTAGGGCAGCGCGGCAGGCGTGCCGTTGGGATTGATTCCCAGGTTCTTCTGCCCCTTCGCCCACACGGCGATTGAGATAGCGGCCGCTACGAATGGCTTCCAGTCCGGAGGGATGGCGTCGAGCACCGAAGGCGGCAGCGCGGTGAGGATCGCAACTACCATGAGTACGACAAATACGACGTGGCTTTTTAGTTGGGTGAAGGTCATAGCTATTTCTTCGCCGGCAGACTTGCCAGATTGATGACCACGCCCGCCTCGAGGATGGGATTCCAGCCCACTCCCGCCACATACAGAGCGCGGACCGGCGCAATGATCGAGAACGCCTTCGACACCTGATAGACCGGAGTGAGAACAAACGATGTCGAGAAGTCGATATTCACCGAGCCCCCGGAAGAGCTGAAGCTGGGCCCAATGTCGCCGCCGAGCAAGATACTGAGGTGTCCCGTGTCGAGGATGTCCTTGTGAAAGCCCTGCCGCACGCTCGATTGGATCGCGTAGAAGCTCTTACCCGTGGCGGGATCTACGGCCTTTCGCGGCAGGATATCTGCCGTAGTGGTTCCGTATACGCCTGCTTGCCCGCTTACCGGGTAGATGGCTGAGACGCCGAGAGTGAATCGCGGGTTGCCAAGTTGATTGAACTCGGCGAAGGCCGCGACGCCTACCGGCATAGGGAAACTGGGGAAGACCGGAGTTACGGGAGTAGTGGTTTGCCCGAATGCCGCGCAAGCGAGCAGTACGGACGCGAGAGTGATTACAGCGAGTGATTTGATTGTCATGATTTACCTTTCGTTTGGGGAATCGCGGCGGGAGTTGGTTGCTTTGGCTCCCACCGCGTTCCTTGTCGTTTGCGGGAATGTACTATGCGGATAATCTATGTTCGATAAGTGTTACTTGCCTTCTTTCTATCGAGCAGAGATACGCTTCGATTCCTTGACTAAGATGGCTGTTGGATCGCGCATCGTTCTTTCGCACGCTGCCGTGGATGGCTCTGTGGGGCCGATGGCTAGGAGTCCGAAGGCGACTGGCGTACTCGTTGATCGCGAATCGCCCGAGGCCCAAGGTTGTCCAACATAAGATCACGTTACTTACTAGATTTCCGCTTTGGGCACTTATTAAATACTCCAAACGCATCTTGTACCCAGCAAGTCTTATCCAACGGACAGAACCCGCACGAAATGCACGCGACCCCGTCCTTGCCATTAACATTCGCGCGCCCGCACGGCCCGCCCACGTTCACCACGTTCACCCGCTGATGCCGCACGCTGATGCACGCACACAAACACGCGGCCAGCAGCACCACGAGAATCAAGCACTTCGTCTTCATGAATTCACCTCATCGAACCCCGACGCGTACCGCGCCTGAAACCGCGCCGAGCGAAAGCAACCCCACGCGGCGAACACGCGCAACCGGCGCAGATGCCAGCAGGCCAAGCGCAGATGCGTCGCCACCACAACCCGCCACGCATGCTCCCACGTCACGGTAGGCGCTCCTCTTCGCGTGTCGCCTCTTCCGCTTCGCGCGTCTTGCGCTGCAACTCCAGCGCGCCAGGGCCGGGCTGTGATTCCGCTTCCATCTCGCGCAAGTACGCCGCGTTCGGCGAGGGGTCGGGGCCGAAGTGAATGATGCTTGCCAGCTTGCGAAGGAAGCTCATGCTAGTGCCCCGTTCCGCTGCTGATTTGCAGTGTAATCTGGCCCTCGAAGATATCCCCGGTAGTCGAGTCCTGCACGCGTACGCCGATCACTGCGCGCTTGTTGTTCGCGCCGCCCTGCACGCGAAACGCTACCTTGCTTGTCGCGGGCACAATCGCGGGCGCCGGGCTCGCTGCGATATACGTGCTGGTCACATCCGTGCCGGTTACCGGGTCCGTGGCCACCACAGCGAGCAGCGTCATGCCGTCCGATCCGATGACTTGCGCGAAGTCCACGCCGCACGTGAAGGCTTCATAGGGCGTCTTTGTGATCGTGAGCAGACTGACTGCGCCGCAGGTAAACGCGAAGAGTGTTACGAGCGTTATTGCTGACAGGAGTTTCATTGCTTTATCGCCTCCGCCGCGCGGCCAGTCGTTTGTGGTCCCTCATCGGTTCCGCGACCAGCCCCGCGCCTTTACTTCTCGAACGCGGCTACAATCGGGTTCGGCGTATCTCCCGGCATCATGTAATAGAAACCATGAGCGGGATTGACCGAACGGTGGCACAGCGAAGTTTGGCGCTCGATCTGCCGCCCGTACGGGTCTTGCATCTTATCGTCAGAGCTTACGAACACGATATTGATGCACGGCACGCTATTGGCGGGATTGCCCCAAACAGCGGTTACGAGCGCTTCATGCTGCACTGCCACGGGGTCAACAAATACGACGCGGCCACCAACGCGAAGCGCGCTCAAATCCGGCTTATCCATTTTGCGATTCCTCCTTTCTCTCAGATTCAACTGCAAACTTTAGGCGTAGCCATCGGCCCCACAGAACCCTCAAACAACACGACGCGAAAGCTCGATGCGCGATCCAACATCTTCATTGCCCGACAATCAACACAGTTACTTGTTTCACATACGCCCCAAACAGCGACTGCAAGTAACTCGCCAGCTTCACAAACTCTAGATATACAGCTAAGTGCTCCGGCAGAATTACAACTGCCGCACTCCCAGTATGCTCCAGCGTCTCTCGCAACCCCATCGCATCGAGCACCGCGCGGAACCGCCCTGCTTGCGTCCCGCTTACTTCCACTACCGCCGTGCCATCAGACACCGACACCACACGCCCGCGTATCGCTCCCACTGTGGACGCCATCACAAGCACATCCGACGCCAGCGCGTAATGCGCAGCCAGGCGGCTCGCCGCGTCCGCTCCCGCCAGCACATCCGACACACTCACCGCACGCCCTCTCGTAACGCCCTCACGCAATCCCAGCGCATCGGACGCCGACACATGCAGCCCCGCACTCTCACTCGCAGCATCGGACACCCCCGGCGCATCCACCCCCGCCACATGCAAGCCCGCGATCCGCGCCGCGCTGTCGAACGCGCCCATCACATCGCTCACGAAGATCAGCTTCACCCGCAAGGCCGTAACGCCCTCACCCAACCGCGATGTGTCGAACGCCGTGGCGAAGTGCGCGGCAAAGGTCGATCCGCCGTCGCTCAATCGCATGGCGTCGGCCGCCGCCGCCAGATGCGCCGCGAATTCCACGCCCGTATCGCTGAAGCGCATCGCGTCCGACACCGCCCCAAAGTGCGCTGCATGGGCCGCCGCCGATTCGCTGAGCAGCGGCGCGTCTGATGGCCCCGCGAAATGTGCAGCGAGCCCCGTGGAGCCTTCCGCTAGGTATGTGCGGTCTGACGCTGCCCCGAAGTGCGCTGCAAAGCCCGTGGCGCGCTCGCTCAGCAGGGGCGCGTCTGACGGTACCGCGAAATGCGCCCCGTGGACCGTGGACGATTCCGAAAGGTAGATCCGGTCCGACACTACCCCGAAGTGCGCCGCGAAGCCCGTGGCGCGTTCAAACGCCAGCGCCGTGTCGCGCGGCGTGGCGAAGTGCGCGGCCACGCCCGCGCCCGCGTCGAACGCGGAGAGCGCGTCGAGCACCGCCGCGTTGTAGGCGACCGAACCGCCCGTTTGGGCGCCGATTGTCAGGAACGTGCTGGAGGCCTTTTGGTTGTTGTAGTCGGCCGTGATCCAAGATGAGCTGCGAACAGCAGTCGACGCTCGCATTTCGTCCATCGTGCCGCTCATGAAGTCGTTTACGTTCGACCCGGTGATGAACGTGTTTTGGGACGTGTTCGCCGCGCTGGACCCAGACGCTACGGAAACACCATTGAGGTACAACGTCATCGTCGTGCCGGCGCTGTCCACGGTCATAGCTACATGGACCCAGGACCCGGTTGTCATTGCTGCCTGCACCGTAACCCCAGCCCATCTGAATATAATATTCGTTCCGTCAAAGGTATCCGCGTAATTGTTTGACAGACCGAGTGTCCAGGTTCCTTTACCATACGAGACGTTATTGAGGTTTACCCAGTATTCAACACTCCAGTTCGACCCCGCTCCGATGGCAAAGGAGCTTGTGGTGGTATCGTTCTGCCCGGTATAACTGACCCCTCCGTCGATAATCCCAGCAGTCGCGGTTGACGTGTTATTGAGGTGCGTCATCGTGTTCGCCGCATTGCCGGAATCGATCAGGTTCAACGTCGTGCCATCGATAAAGTGATAGACGCCCTTGTACGAGAAGTCCCAGGTAAATGAGGGGCTGAACGCTCCGGTGTTTTGCTGGGTAGTTACCGAGGCATCCCCATAGCACATATAAAACGTGTCGTTCGAACTGTGGTGAAGAGTAGAGAGCTTCACCCAGGCGATTAGCGTACCGGTCGTCGCACTATAGCTTTCCGTTTCCCAAGGGAGCAAGGTAGAGCACGTATTCGTGGTGCCAAACACTAAGTCTGCTGGCTCCGTGCCGCCCACTCCACCGGACTGCGTGACGGTGTTATTGACGTGCCCGCCATTGGCGACCGTCTTAAGCGTCGTACCCACGCTGTACCCCACCCCGCCATTACTCAGCATCACGAGCACAGGGAAGCTGGAAGAATCCGCCGTGCCCGCCTGCGTGTGGTCCGTCGTGATGGTGCGGTAGTACGTGTACGCGCCCCACGCGGGAGACGTGGCGAGCAGCAGCGCGGCGATGAGGAGCGGGCGGGACATTTGCGTTAATCAGACAAGCGCATCGGAATCAGAAAAAAAGCGACCATGTTATTTGCAGCGTGTCTGAAGTGTTGAGGCTGACGGGAGTGAACGTGCCCTCGAAGCCCATCGTCCCCGAGCTGCTGGCGTTGAAGATCCCGAACGCCTGCGCGGACTGCGCGCCAGTCGCCGTCCAGGTCTCCACCAGCGTGGCCTTGCCGAAATTCGTCAAGTTCGAACCCGGCACGGTGTACGCTGCCACGGTGTTGCTCTGATCGACGAACGTGCAGGTAACCACTGTGCCACTCGTTGTGCAGGCAATCGCCGGCGCTCCCACCTGCCCAGTGGAGGATTGCGTCGAACCGCCGCCGAGCGAGCCGCTGGGCGCTGAGCTGGAGTTGCTGCGGATGATGACATAGCTTTGCGCGCCGAGCTGCCCCGTGAACGTGCCGGTGATGTAGTGCGTGGCGTCGAGCGTGGCGTTGGGCGTGCCCGAGGCCGACGCGGAGCTGGGCGTCGTGCAGATGCCGAAGTTGCACGACTCCACGAAGTAGAACTGCGCCGTGCCGCCCGAGCCGCCCGTCACCGCAAGCGTAGGCGCGGCGGGTACGCTGAGCGTGGTCGAAGAGTTGGTGGGCGTTGCGATGGCGCGCGAGAGGCCGTTCGTCGCGATCTCGCCCGAGAGCGTGGCGTCCGCTTCGGCGGGTGTGATGGCGGTATTGGTCAGGCCGATATACGCCATCACGGCTGCCGTCGAGCCGAGCATCTGATTGTACTGATACGTCGTGCCGGCAGAGGTTCGCAGATTGTGCGTCCACTCATCGGACACGAGCTCGCCGCACGTCGCGGTGTCGAAGCATCCCGCCTTCGGGCGCCGGTGTACCACGTGGACGGGATGCAATGCCGCCGCGCCCGCGTCGTAGGGCATCGCGGCGGGCAGGTAGTGCAGCGGCAGGTTCGGCCCTACCTGGACTTGTACGGAGTCCATGGAGGCCGCGGAATCGGAGCCTTGCGCGCAGAGCAGCGCGGCGAAGGCGCAAATCGAGATTACAAGAGTCTTCATAAGATTGGATTCCTTTTCGGTGATGGGAGATTACAAACTGTGAGTCAGAAGCGCTCCCGGCTGTGCCGGTGGAAACAGAATCAAAACGCGTTCACGCAAAAGGTCAGGTTGCCGTAAGAGACTTTGCGCCGCCGCATATCCGCGATGTATTGCTCCAGCGCTTCCGCAGAGGGCGTCAGGCCAGTCGCCGGAATCATGCGCCGCACGTAGCCGGTAACCAATCCGATAGTGCTCTCCGCGAGCCCGCATCGCGCATAGAGGTAGTTGGTGAACTTCTCCATGCGCTGCTTGGCCTCCACGGAGAGCACTGCGGGTTCGGTGATGGGCGCGGGCATCATTGCGATTACCGTAGGGAAAAAATACGTTGCTAGTGCCGTCGCAGAAGTTCCAACTGAACATGGACGGCGTACTGCATCGCCGTGGCTCCCGAACTGGCGTAATTCGTGGTTCCGATCTGAATCGTGGACGATGCCGCCGCGTTGAAAATGGCTCCGTTTGCGGAGGCCTGATTAAGGTTGCTGCCTCCAACGGAGTTGCCGGTGTACCCATTGCCGGTGAACCAATAGCTATTCCCGTGACTGGTGTCCTCGTCGGTGTAGTTGATGTAGCAGTTGGGTAGGGTTGAGGAACTGGTTGCGGCTCGTGTCAGCACAACGTAGCAAGTTGCCCGGTAGGCCCCGGCATCGGTCGAGGGGACCGTGTATGTCCCTGCGAGATTCGCGGTTTGGGCCGTTTGATCGTTGACGTAAACAATCTGAGGGATGGGGCCATTGGCGTACGATCCATTGTGCGTTATGGTCGCCGAGTAGTGGGCGAACCAATCGTAGAGTCCGCTAGGCCCTGGAATCGAAATCCCGTTGGCCACATCGTTGATGGCAGCTGTGTCGGTATAGTAGATGCCGAAATTATCGACCTGAAAGCCATCGTCGGAATGGTTCTCGAAAATGACTTGCGTGCAAGCCGAATTGCACTGCGTTCCCGGCCAAGCGTAACCGCCCGTGAAATGCACGCCGTTGGAATTCGCACCGTTGTAAACCAAAGCCGTCGAAGCATCGTCCGTGGAGTACTTCTCCAGATACACGTTGTCGAAGGTCAGGCTCCGAACAGTTGCGCCGCCCGTTGGAGCGATGTAGATGTTGTACTTGCCCTTGCCTGGACCGTTGAACGTGCTGTTGCTGATCTTGATGGCCGCATCGCCGATGGTCCCGCCGAGAATCTTCAGCGGATACCCGGACGCATTGTTGGTCGTTGCGCCAGACCCGTACACGTAGAAATTATCAAAGGTGTCGCCGCAGCAGGCCTGTTCGATCACCATGCCGTCGCCAGTGGGATTGTTGACGGAAATCCATTGGAAGTGAGACTCATCCCACAGTTTTCGGAAATGAGCGAGTCCGTTAGCAAAGGCCCCACCGCCAGAGTTCCGCACGTAAAAACCTTCAGCGCGAATATATGCACCACCGCCGCTCGGTGAGGCCTCAGTGCAATACAGGCTGTCCATGTTGGCACCGCCCGCAGCGTCCAAATACATTCGATTGGAGCCGCCGCCCACGGCGGTTCCGATTAGACTAGTGCCGCCATATTGGTACAGACCGCACGCCGTACCGCCCGTGAGGCCCCACGTCCAAAGGCCCGTATTGGGAAGCAGCAGTGTGACTCCAACCGCGTTGGCTGATTGACCTACGCTGCCCAGCGCAATCGTCTGGGACATCGCTTGGGATTGCGTGCCACCGAGCTTGCGGGCATCGCATGTGCCTCCATCGCCTGCGAAACTGATGGCGCTTGTACCGATGGAGCCGCTATTCGGGACAAGCGTAGGGTTGCTGGCGTACCCGGCCCCGCCTGTTGTAATCGTGACCGTGGCCAAATTTCCACCACTGGCGGTAAAAGTGCCAGTGGCCCCTGTTCCCCCGCCGCCTGACGTAATCCAGGAGCCGGAATTCGGGAGGCTGGTATCGGTACCCGTCGTGACGGTAACACTGCGCAGGATGCCGCTGGAGAGAATCGCCTGCTGGATACAGGCATTGATTTTCACGCTCGCATCGGCCCCGCTGTACAGGTCGGCATAGAAGGTAGTTGTGCCGACGAGGTTTGGCAGCGTATTGCTTATCGTACAGCTACCACCCGCGCACTTGATCGGCAGCGCGGGCGGCTGCACGCCCACCGCCTGCCCATACGCGGCGCAGGGAAGCCCAGCGCACACCAAAAGAGTCGTCAGGATCGTTCGCATGATGAGCCTCCGGTTACCGCATGCACGTGAAGCTGAGCTTATCGCCCGATGCTCCGTAGAAGTACATTGCTGAGAGATTGATGGTGTAGGGCAATGCTTCCCGGTCTGGACTGCCGGGATAGAGCGGGATGCCTTGCGTGGCGCTCACATTCGCGTCTCCGAAGCGGATGACTCCGGTGTTGGTATTCAGCGCCACAAGTTGCAGCGAGCCGCATGCGCCGCTGCCTGCGAGTGCTTGGGCTGCGCCGTTAGCTGTTACGTCGGCGTAGGTGGTGAGTATGCCGGGGCCTTGAGCGTGAACGTGGCGCTCGGATATCAGTAGGCCGCACGAGGCCACGACGAAGGCCAGGAGCACGGGGACATAGACACGTTTGTAAGTCATCTGAGAGCTTCCTTTCGAGTTACTGTTGCATCGCGCACCGTCGTGTCGCGCTACGAAGACGTGGAGTTGAGCCACCGACGATCAATACTCCGCTGGCAAATCATCAAAGCTTGGAGGCGGATTCGTTCCCGGCTGTGCCGGATAAAACAGTGATATCGATCTTGCGCGGTGGAATTGAGAGCTTCCAAACTGCCCGGCCCTCTTCCAGTGACATTGCCACTGACGCGCCGTTCAGCCTGTCCAGCAAGCCATGCAGATCTCCTGCCGCTTTGTCTTCCGTCGCTTGCAGCCCCTGCAAGGCCCCTGCCAGTAGGTTGGATAGCTGGAGCACCAGCGGCCCTTCCCGCGCGTCCAGGGCGGCCAGGAGCGCCACGCGTTCGGCTCCCAGCGCTTGCTGCGCGCGGTCTACTATCGCGATGCCGGCGGCTTCGAGCGCGGTGGAGTTGAGGGGGTCCATGGGCTTATTCCAGAAATCCAGCAGACTTCGCGTGCGCATCGGCGAGCGCCTGCGTTGCGGCTGCGTGCTGGCGTTGGGCTTCGGCGACAGTCGGCGGCGGGAAGCGATGCAACGCAGGGTTCACGACGTTTTCAAAGAGCGCTCGCTTGGCCAGATCGAGAACAGAGTCGAACTGCGGAACCATGCGGTGCTGAATCACCTTCGCGCCGTCCTTCGTCTCTACCTCGAATGGCCTGGAGACGAGCAGCGATTCGCGGTACTGCTCCAGCGACTTCTGCGCTTCATCCGGGATGGTGAACTTCTGCGCCGGCTGTCCGTCTTGCTTGACTGTGATCGTAATCATATTGCTCCTTACGGGTTCTTCGCCTTCAGCTTGTCGAGTACGCGGTAGAACCATGGCACGTCTTCCTGGCGCACCCCAACCCCGGCCTCCAATTGCTCCATGGCTTTGACCATCACCGCTGATTCCGCATCGCTCAGCGTGCAGACACGTGGCTGCATGGTTTGGACGGTCGCCCGATTGCAGGTGCCAGCAGGTGCTCCCGCGACCTCAATCTCCGCCCTCAGCTTTGGTGGCAGAACCTTGATCCGCAGATCGCGAATCAGAAGCGCTTCCGTGCGACTATTCGAACGCGCAACTTGCAAGATGGAATCCATGTAAGGTACTTCCATTCCGTTTAGAGTGATTTTCATCGAATGCTTCCAAACTGCTGAACTTCCGTGGCCTTCAAGGCAATGACAGATACGCCATAAATTGCCGTCTCGGGAATATCGAAGACGGCGAAGGATGATCGCGGCCCAAGCTTTGGACTCACCGTCGCCGGGATGATCTGTATGGAACGCCGCCCGACGCAATCGCAGAGTGCCGATACCTGGAACATACTGACAGCGGGATCAATCGAAGACACGGCCACAATAGTAGTGAGCCCATCGCCCTGCGTGCTGACGGTAATTGTTCCCTTGGCGCCGTCCCACGTGGCAGCCGGGACTGCCAGCGCTAATAGAAAGAAAGCGAGTATTCTCATGAAAGGTTTTGTTCCTAAGTCACCATGCCATGTGTTTGCAGAGCGGTGAGCAGATTTCCCGCCCACGTTTGAGCTGTCGAATCAGCCCAGCCGCTGGGAGTGCCGGGGCCGGTTTGGCGTGTCGTAAGCACTTGCGCGCCGTTGAATTGCAGCCCGTTGTACTGAAGATTGCTGCGCAAAAGACCGAAACGCACAAATACGCCAAGGTCCGGGTCGAGGGAAACACTTGTGCCTGTGCTCGATTGGATCAACACGGGGGTAGCGAAGTTGGCCGCCGGATTGAGGGTAACTGTCTTCGTGACGCCAGTCGATGTAGCAGCCAAGGTTAAAGTAGTGCCGCTCATCGCTCCGCCCGTAATGGACGGAGAGGTAAGCGAGCCTCCCACAATCACAACGCCGCTGCCATTAACGGTAACGCTGTTGGCTCCGTTGGATGCAACAAAACCGCTGGCGGACATCGAGGCCTGTGTTGAGCCGTTCTGGATTGTTACAGCTCCAGCGCTCGCCGTCAGAGTTGTTGAACCGCCATCGGAGATCAGTACACCTGTGCCAGAGACGGAAACATAGGGATGCGCCACGCTGCCGTTCACCTGCCACACTGTGACGCCACCGCCCCCGTTGATCGTCACCGAGGGGCCGGTGCCGCCCGACGAAACTAGCACGCCGAGGCTGTTGTTGATGTTGATATATGGCGAACTCGTCAACCCGCTGCCGCCGCCCGTGGCTGCAACGCCGAATAGATAGATATCCGTACTCGAAAGCTCCATTACCGGGTTCGCGGAACCCTGCGAGAAGAACACCGTCCCCGTGAAGATGACCGTGCCCGCAATCAGCTTCGACACATTCATCGCGGCGATATTGCTGTCCACGATGGCGTTCGCAGCCACAGCGCCGCCGGCCGCCGTGATCGAGTTCGCCTGCATGTTGCCGGCGGCAATGGCGTTCTGCGCGATGTACGGATTGACGATGGTATTGACCAATGCCACTGAGCCGATGCGCGCCTGCCCGGAGCCAGAGCCTTGCACGGTCCAGCGCAGTTTGACGGTGGACCCATTTCCGGCCGGAACCGCGAACTGGCTGCCAGTCTGGGTCCAAGTTGTCGGCGTTGATCCGAACCCACTAATCAACACGGTGTTAATAAGCGTGTTGGTGTTGTCGTAAATATCCGCGTAGAACAGGATTGCCGCAGAGCTTCCCGAGTCCACCTCAGCAATAAACTGAGCATAGTAGGATTGCGCGGCGGATATGGCGATGGGATCAGAGGACAGGAATGTCACCGCGCTGCCGGTAATGCCCGTAGAAACTGAGTGATTGCCGCCTGGAATGGCTGTTGAGGATACGGTCGCGGAGCCAGCCAAGTGCCACGCTACCGGGTTGCCTGACCCGTCCAGGATGTCGAAGCGCCCGTTGCCTGCGATATTGCCGGGGTTTGGCGCAATGCCGACTACCAGCGCTCCCGTGGAGTCGTAGTAGAGCCCCGCGCCGGCTGGGACGGTGGCGCTTGAAGGCGAGCCAACACCGCCGATTGTAGTAGCCTTCTTCCCCATTTAACTGTTGACCTTGAAAGTGGTGCTCTGGCCGGGACTCAGCACGCGGCTCGTAGCGCCGTCATTAAACGAATCGCCCGAATGCACCGCCACCGTCAGATTCGCCGTGCTGGTGGAATCATTCGACACCACAAAAAGCTGATTCGGCACTGTCGAGAACGCCAAGCACGTGTAAGTTGCCGCGCCCGTGATGATCGCGTTCACCTGGCCATCGGTCGGCAGCATTGTGGCGCTCGCCGTGATGGTCCGCTGCCCCTGCGCGCCAAAGAAATATACGTCCCGCATGGGCGCGAGCGCATCCGGCCCGAAGCTCTCATCCGCCGCTTTCACCCGCACACGAATCAGCCACGTCTGATTGGCAAAATTCGCCAGATCCGGCGTCGCCACCACCGCGGCCGTCGACGCGTTGCGCGCCGAGAACGCGGCGGACGGGATCTCGGTCGAAGTCGGATCGCAGAAGATGATGAGGTCACCCGTCGCAGGCGTTATCTGAAACGCCGCCGCGAAATTGAAGACGGTGAAATTGCCGAACCCATCCGCTGTTACGCTCTGCACGGTCACTACATCGCCCGTGTCCGCGCCGGTCATCACCACGCCCACGTGCCCCGGCTCTACGCTCGCATCCGCGCCCGTCGGAAAGTACGAATTCGCGACATTCGGGTCCGTGCAGCTCGTTGACGTGAAGGTGTACTTGCCGCGCATTACCAGCAGATCGAGCGCCTGCAAGATCGTACGCAGGTCCACCAGCGTGTTGCCGTCTGCGCCGGCGCCGATGGTGAACGTCACGAGGCCGCCCGAGCTGGCCGTATTCGATGCGATGGGCAGATTGATCGGCGGCACTTCGCCCGGCGTTTCACGGCCCAGTAGCGAGAGCGTGTAGCCCGCGTACTGGTTCAGCGTAGTGGTGGGGGCTGTGATGGTTACCGTTGTCGCGGTGATCGAGCCTGTTGTCGGGATTTGGCCATCCCATACACCCGAGTGCTCGACGGACTGAAAGACAACTCCGAAGTGATCGCCGAGCGGATCGGGACCTCCCGGCGTGGTCTGTGTAAACGCGGTGATGGTCGCCGAGCCCGCGCCTGGCGCGAGAGTCTGATTCTGATGGAAGACGTAGGACTGATCCGCGTTCCACAGCGCCAAGTACAAATCGCCGCCGTCGTCGCCCGAGCCCCAGGTAACCGTTACCGCAATAGATGCCGATCCGGAGCCCGCCACTTCCACAATGGCAAGTGCCTGATAATCCGAGTTGCCGTGATTTGCCGAGCCGCTGTCGAACGCCGTGAGCCCCACCACGTACGTGCCTGGCTTGAGCGAGCCGCCCGAGGTCGACGCGACGCAGGAAATCAGCGGCGCTTCAATCCCCGTATCGAGCGCGTTAATCGGGTATGTGCCCTTGACTTGCAGCGCGGCCGACGCATTGCCTTGCGCGTCCACGGGATACACGGGCTCCAGGCCGAACGTCGCCGGGCCGCCTATCGCATCGCCCGCGAGCGGCGGCGCATAGCCGGGCGACCAAGGCAGCGGCACAACCTCCTGGAATGTGCCGGTCGGATAGTTCGACTGCGCGTAGCCTTGCGCGCTCAGTTCTTCCGTGGTCGACCAGGCATAGATGCTGGAGTCGGTCGCGCGTACGTCGATTTCCGTGCCGAGCAAGGGCGCGCCTTTGCCTTGATCCACCTTGAACCGCACGGAGGTGACTTCGAGCAGCTTACCGCCGAAGCTCAGGAACGGCACGGTAGCCGCGATGATATCGAGCGCGGCGAACTGATAGCCCGCCATGTTCAGCGGGAAGGTTCCATTGCCGCCGATCCGCAGATCCGCCCAGCGGCTGCGCAACAGCATGATTTTTGCAATGCGCTGCGCAGTGGCTGCCGAGATAGTGAACAGCATGTGCAGTTCCATCCAGCGCCGGTCGCCGCCGTCCACCGCCAAGTTGACATCGCCGCCATACTGCGGCGGGCCGGAATACCCGTGCGGCGCGTCCTGCGCATAGTAAGGGAAGTCGGTCGACTGCCACTTATTCGCCGGGCTGATATAGGTGCCCTTGACGCCATTGAAAAGCTCGCGAATCGAGATGCCTTTCCACGCGTACGGCCCAGCCGCCATGGAGGTGAGGTTGACCGATGCCGGGCTGCCGCCTGTCCAGTAGCCGGGCTGAATGGTGTATTGACCGCCCGCGTAAGAGATGCGGCCCGCGCATGAGGTGAGCAGGTCTTCGAGGATCGCACCGCGCAGCTTGGTCAGCTCGTACTGCCCGTTGCAGGCGTAGCGCGGCTCCGTGCCACCGTTCGCGAGCGTAACGGATTGGTCACACACATTCGCGGCTGTGGTGAGCGGGCTTGTCGGGATGTCGCTTCCGTAATTGAGCTTGTAGCCGACGTCGACGAGTTGTCGCACCTCTATCGCAAGCGATGCCCACTGCGACGGGCTGCTCGACGGCGTGTTGCCGGTGTTTGAGTTTACGATACTGACATATTGCAGGCCCAGGTCGTCGATGTGCTGCGAGTTCGGAATCGCGTAACGGACGATCTGTCCTTTCGCGTACGTCGTGTTGGCGTTGTATGCCGTGATCGGATTCGATGGCACTACCGGCACCCAGTGCGTCGTCGACGTGTCCGGTTGATTGCCAGTATTCGCGCCCGTGAAGCTTACATAATCGACGCCGTTGTAACTGGCTACGCCGCCGGCGGCGTAGGTCGTGCCGCTTGCCCACGGCGCGCCGTTCGGTGCGCCCGCGTGCAGAAAGTCCGCGATCAGCAGCGCTGCGTTTTCGGTGTAGGCCGTGGTCCCCGGTGCTCCGAAGTTTCCGAGGCGCGGATCGTAGATATTGCTCTTCCCATACATCAGGAAGCTGATCTGTGGCAATCCAGACGGAAAGTAGTCTTTCATGTACTGGATGCGCAGAAATACCGCGGTCTTGCCTTGCAGCGAACAGAAGCTCGGCGTGTGGCCCGCCGTTGTATCCGGTGACCAAGGGTTAGGGGCTGCTGCGCCGCCGAAGTTGCTGCCGGGGCTTGCAGGCGTTCCCAGCTTGCCAGTGCCCTGGTAAGGCGTGCCAGCCGTCATGCCGATGAACGTGTCTCCCAGCGCCTGATTGCCGTTCAGCACTTCCATGTAGACGTTGCGCCCGTAATCCGCCCACTTGGTTCTCACCTGCCCCGCGCTGGTAACGGTCGCGGCGAGGCCGCCATTCAGCACCGTAAACCACAGCGCTGTGCCGAGCCCCACCGCGCCGCCCACGTGCGAGCTGGGAGCGTTGGTGATCTCCGCTACCTGGAACGTCCCATTGAGCGTCAAGTCGCCCGGAACATTCTGCGCGATGATCTGGTCCCCCGCGATGAGATAGGGGATGTCATCCGCCAGCTTGAACGTCACCACGTCATTCGCACGCACCACGGATGTGAGGTTAACGGTCTGCTGGACAGGCGTGAAGGACGTTCCGCTGCACGGGTTAGGAAACGGGATCGGATAACCAGCCGCCGCGCTCTTCGGTACGGCGGTGGGGTCGAGCTGCACGCGCTGCTGGTCGAAGAGCAACGTGACGGGGTGGTCCATATCGATCTGCGAGGGCGCGGCGTTCAGCACAATCACGAGATCGCGAAAGTTGTTGTTGTTGCCCCACTCGTGGTCATAGACGAGCTTTCCGCCCGTACGTACGCGGCCATTGGAGATTGACCAGGGCGCGATGGAGTTGCGCTCCAGCGTCGCGAAGCCCTGCTTGGGGTCTCCCTGGATGAGCTGGCCGATGCCCGAGATTTCGGTACCGATGCCCGCGCCGATAAGCATATTGCCCCATGCCGCCGCCGTACCATGCGAAACCACGTCAATCGCGATGCCGGCCGCGATTTCCACACCACCGAGAATTGCGTCAAAGAGTCCGCGCGGCATAGGTTAGAGGTTGTTACTACTCATTGGGAACTGGCCCCAGAAACTTGTGATCTCTTGCAAACCGTCAATAAACATGCAACCCAAGTCCCCCGGCCAGTTCATCTGCTGGTCTTCGTGCGTGAAGCGCCGGTCGACCGCAATATTCATGTCGAGGAAACGGCCCTCGCACGCTTGCTCGACAGTCGATGAATCCGCGCCGACTCGAATCGTCGCCAAGTCCGTGCGGCCAGCCCACACGAGCGCAGGGTCTGCGATCACGCTGCCGCTCGACAGACAGCCGAAGTAAATCGCCACTGGTAAGCCCAATTGAAACTCGCTCAAGTAATCCGGCAAGAGAGTGGAGTCGAATCCGCTTACTACCACATTCAGGCCGCGCGCTTCCACTGTCGAACCTTCTTCCGCTGCGGTCAGTGAAAGCAAAGAGCCAAGCGCTGTCCAGGTGTGGCCATTCCAACTAATGGAAGTCTGCCCGGTCCAGATGTACTGCGGGCCGGTCGCGAAAGTCAGCATCACGAAAAGCGCGGGCGCGAAGGATGGCCCCTCGACCTGCGTCTGCATTCCGGATGTGAGCGGACGCGGCATGGGTTAGATCGCAATGCGCGCTTCAAACGTGAGGCCGGTATAAACCTTGCCGGGCTTGATAGCCCAGCTCACCGAATTCGCCTTCAGGCGCCAGTACCCGCCGCTCGGCAGCGAGTCGGAGAATGCAGTCACTACAGCAGAGGGGAACTGAAACACGTTCACAATGCCATTGAGAGCCAACAGAAACGTGGTCCACGCTGCGACGGCGCTCTGCGACATATTGGCCATGGAGACCGATACTTCCTGGACGTTCACGCCCCAGTCCTGAATCTGCTGCTGGCCGGTGAACGGGTTCGTATTCACCGCTGCGAGCCGCATGTTCTTGATCTCCAGACCTTTCGGCCAGGGGGTAGAAGGCATCGAGATGACCGAACCTCCGCCGCCGTAGGGCATTTAGTTCTTGCTCCGTTTCGGCGTGCGGTGCGTGCGCTCCTGCTGTGCTTTGCCGCTCGATTGCACGGCCGCTGCGTGCGTCGCTTCCAATCCGCGATGGATGCGATTCCACGCGCCCACTTCCGCGTTAGGCGCGTACACGTTGTACGTTGCTCCCCCGCCGCCCATCTTGCTTGCTGGCGTCACCGTGCCCGCCGAGCGCGGCGTGAACAGCTCCGCTTCGCCGCCGTCGCCAACCCAGTACGGCCGCCCTGGGTCCACATCGCCGCCGCCTGCAAGCGCCGGGATGCCCATCATGTCGATGGGGTTCGCTGTAGTGGGCAGGCCCGCGAGCTTCGTACCGAGGCCCGCGCCGCCCTTGGAAAACAGGCTGCTCAAGATATTGCCGAACGGCAGGCTTTTCAGGATGCCGCCGAATCCGCCGCCGCCGGCCGATGCGCCAGGCGGTAGCTCTGACCACGGGCCGCGCGTCGATCCGCCGCCAGCGCCGGGCAGGTCGAAGCCGTCCGCGTTGCGCGTGTACATGGGATTGGACTTACTGCCGAGCTTGCCTACTCCGAAGTCGAGCAGCTTCTTTACGTTCGATTCCACCATCTGGTGGCCGATATCCTGGAATGTTTTACCGAAGTCGGTTTTCTTGCCGGTCGCGGCGTTCGCGATCTGGCCCGCGAGCGGGCCAGTGATGGCTTCCATCTGCTGCTTTTGCAGTTCGGCGGTTTGGATCTGCCACTCGTTCACGGCCTCTGCGTTGGCCTTATCGACCGCTGCTTTTTTCTCCGCTTGCAGAACCTTTTTTTGTTCAGCGTTCAGCTCTTTGGCGATGCGCTCGTCTTCGATCTTCTCCAGATCCTTCGCGAGCTTCAGGCGAATCTCATACTGCTTATTGATGAGCGCCTGCCCGGAGAGTCCGCTCAGCCCCGCCTGTCGCTCGGCGAGCGAGGCATTGCGTTGCAGCGTGTCCCGTTGCGCGGCGAGCTGCACCGACGCGATGCGCTCTTGCGCTGCGCGGCCCGGGCCGCCTTCGTCGTAGACTTGCTTGCCACGCTCCGCGCTGGCGCGCGCTGCTTCCTCGACGGTTTTTGCCAACTCGCGATTGAAGCGCTCCGCTTCCTTGGCCGCCTCGGCGATGCGCTTGGCGTCCATCATGTCCTTGATGAACTGCGTTTTCTCCGGGTCTACCTGTATCGGACCCTGCCACTCGGCATTGGGCCGTGCGCGTTCAACCTCTTGGCGGAGCAAATCGGCTTCCTCAGCGTCGATCTTTTCCAGGCCGCCCATGAACTCGCGCTGGTTCTGCGCGCGGAGTTCAAGCAGGTGCTTCCAGTCTTCCGCTTCACGCTGGGCCGCTTGCCGCTGGATTTCGAGCAGCTTCTTTTGCTCTTCCAGGGCCTTACGGCGCGCTTCCGCATCAGCCTGCGCCTTCGCTTCTTTGCCCTTAAGGTCACCCGACTGCGTTTCAAGCGAAACGTTGGACGCTTCCTTTCTGACTTGCTGGCTCAGCGAATCGATTAAGGATAAATATTTGTCCTGGTTCGGCCCTATAGTCGCGCCTCTCTTACCAGGATCGGCATCATTGATCGTATACGCCAGAGGCAAGCGCTGGACGGATACTGAGGCCTCGGCAGTGGCACGTTGTTGAGCTAAGAACTCCTGAGCCTTCCGCGTCGCCGCAAGCTTATCCGAATTAGTGAGATCCGGATCACTCATCACGTTACGATAACGCTCAAAGTAATCCTTCAATCCATCCGATTCCTTTCCTCCGGTAAGAAGGTGCTCCCAGGTTCCCGTCCCTTGTTTTTTGAGCAGCTCTTCGATCTTGCCGATGTCCTTGTCCAGCGAATCCGCCAGTCGGTCTGCCGCCTCTTTCGCTTCGGCCAGAGCCAAAGCTACGGTGTTTTCGCGGCGGCCTTCCAGCTTGTCGATGGTGTTTTGAATGCGCGCATTCGACACCGCCAGCGTGTCATTGGTCATCTGCAACGGCTGGCCCAACTCGCGGAACGATGCGGCAATCTTCGCGGGCGCCTGCTCGATGCCCTTGAAAAAGTCGTAGACCTTATTTCCGGCAGTCCAGACCATGCCGCCCAAAGCCACTGCGCCGAACACCGCAAACGACGCCTGGATGGCGGGGCCGAGCTTCAGCGTCTGCACCAGGAACTGCGACACGGCGCGCGTGTTGTTGGTAATGTTGCCTTCCAGGATTTTCATCTCCTGGGCTGCCTGCCGCGCGCTGCCCGTGCCCGCCTGCCCGAACTCGCGCAGCTTGCCCTTTGCCGCTTCGAGGTCCACCACCATCTTGGCGGTGCCGGCGGTAATTTCAATGACGACTTGCCCGGCCTTAGCTGGCATATTCTATGCGACCTTAGTTGTCAATCCTGGTATTCCTTCTCGGAAGGTTTCTGCCACCGAGCCCGCGAAAGCATCTATCGCATCCTCGCCAGAGCCAGCGGCTGCCGGTCGCATGAAAGGAATTGCCGGAACCGGCTTAGATAGGTTCATACTGATGCGTCCAGATTTTGCTTTTCCCTTGGTGCTGAAATGCGGCAACATCTGGTGGCCATACTCGACCATGCGAGCCACAAATCCCCAGCGGCCAAAACCAACTTGGGCAACTCCGCCCCTACCCTCGGCATCAATGGCTACATCAGTCACGACGTGCGCCTTGAGCGCTCCAGGGGGAGGCCGATGGTGGATTGATCCGTCCTCCATAATTGGCGACATCTCCTCTAAGAGATTTGCAACCGGCACACACGCCGCCGCAAGGCCCCGCGCAAAGGCGTTCTTTGCGATGAGCTTCGGGGCCTGCGAGAGCATCGCGCAGGTTTCCTCGATACCAGCAATATTGACGCTGAATTCTTCAGGCATGTGGATTGGTGGTGACTACCTGCCCCATCTTGCGGTGCATTTCGATCCAGGCGCGGAGATCGTTCGCTACTTGCTTTCGATTCGTGCGTTGCTTCGCGGGAGGCTTCTCATCGCCCATTGACGGCATAAACGTTGAAGGCTTCAAATGCTTACTCGCGCGGCCCGACCAGTTGGCCACCGTCGATGCAATGATGCCCGCCAGCATTTCCGAATGCCGCACGCGCTCCTGGTGCGCGTCCATCAGCACGTAATACTGGCGCGGTGTCAGCTCGCGAAATTCCGCCTCGGACAGTCCGAGATGCACGCGCGCATTGGCCCAGAATCGTTCCCATAGTTCCTGGTGGGTTAGCTGGCTCCCCCGCTGTTTTCGGCCTGCGGTTCGGCCTTCGAAGGGTTTTCGGTCGAGACGCGGTACGCTTTCAGAAGCGCCAGATGCAGCGTCGGGAAGCTGCCCTCAATGAACACGGTTTCGGCCAGTGCGCCCGCTTCCTCTAGTGTAATTTCAGGGAGTGACTTTTGCAGCGCCGCATACAGCACGCCGCGAAGCTGCGTCGCCGAGATACCGCCATTCACTACAGCGGCCATGCCCTGCAAGAGATTGCAGCCAGTGATGGCCTCCGCTTCCGCCAGCCCGTTGAACGTGTACGAAAGCTGGTACGTCCTGCCGCCGATCTCAACCGGCGTGAATTGGACGGCGGGATGAACCGCCGCCCGGTCTGTCTTAGCCATCCGTTATTAGCTCCCGAGAGTCTCCACGATAGGCCCCGAAATTTTAATCGAGAACGGCGTGGAGACCTTCTTGTCGGGCTTGATATCCCCGAGGTTATTCAATTCTTCGACCATGCCCAGAATCACAATCGAATCGCCTGCGCTGGACTGCGAAGGCGTCTTCGGCAATACCGCCTTGTATTGCACCAACGTGGGAGGCACGGCGTTAAAGCTCGCCTTCATGGCGACCTGTCCACCGTCCGAGGAAACACGATTGAACGCACCGGACAGCTTACCAGGCGTCAGAATCGTGGGAATGAACTCTTCCGCCGTCGATTGCAAATTGGTTGTATCGTCGGTTTTGTTCTGCGTTCCCGACTGCGCGAAGTTGCCGATTTCTCCGATCAGCGTCCACACCGGCGTGCTCACGGTTCCGGTGTTGATGCTGAGCGTCGTCTGATTACCCGATTGAGCTTTCGATCCGCCGTAGGACATTGAGATTTCTCCTCTAACTTAGACTTGGTGGTAATTCACTTGGTATTCGAGCGTCCGCACAAACGAGCGGTTCACATCGCTGATGCCGTCCAGAAACTGTGGCATCCGAAAAACACCTTCGACCACGGTATGATCCGCATCCGGCAGCGTGCCGTGGTACCCGCCGCGCAGCACTGCGTCGACCCCGCGCGCCAACTGCACCGCGCCTGCGAATCCTGGCCCGCCGAGTTCCTTGCCGAGCGCGTGGCAGTCGATCTGCACCTCAAGCGAGGTGAATCCGTCCTGCCCTTCGAGTACATACGTTGGCTCGGAGACAATCGAGCGCACGGTATAGGCCAGCGGCGTGGTGCTCGAAAGGTAATCCTTGGGGAGCTGCACGCCGAAGCCCTCGACGCCCGCCAGCGCCCCCGTCATGCCAGTCTGGATCAGCAAGAGCAAGCCGTCCTCAATCGCCATGGCGCGGCTCCGTGGTAGCGATGTGGAAACCGCGATCCAGGATGACGAATTCGCAGCCCGTCCGAGCCTTCACTTTCGCGAGGTACTGCTCGACATCCGCTAGCGATTCCTGGCACAGCGGCTCATCGCATTCGAGCACGTACACGCCGCCGCGCTTGAGCTCCACGGCGCGCACCGCGTCGGGCGCTTCGCCACGCGCCCAGGCGCGCAGCTTCTCAAGCACGAACATCTACCAGTCTCCCCCGTAGGGGTCTGCACCTGCGGGCTTGCGGTAGACTTCGGTGAACAGGTCAGGATAAGTGCCGAGCATGCGCCGCTTCACAATTGCGCCGCGTTGGCCATAGATCAATTTGCCAAAGAAAGTGGTCAGTATCAGGTATCGGCCATACTTCGCATGGCTCCATTGAAGCTGCACTTGCTGATTCAACAGGCAGATGCGGAACCCTTTACTGTAGAGGCCCAGGCGGAAAACCCACACGCCAAAGATCGACAGCTCCGTATTTACTATGTTTCCAAGGCGCCACGAATGATGCCTGAGCTTAAACATAGGTCTCCCCGCACCACTTTGGCGCGCCCAGCAGCTCGGTCCACTCCGCGCCGCCGATCAGCCGCCCGCTGGCGCCGCCGCGATGGTTCGTCACCAGTAGCATCTCGTGGCCATCGGAAGTAACAATCTCGCCCAGCGACGCCGCGTGCTCCGCAAACACGATGTCTTCGCCTAGCGCTACGGCCGGGAACGGATTCGCGAGCGCCCATTCGCGCCGGTATGCGAGCGACGAGCCTCCCGTGCAAAGCCCCGACTGCGGGCGGTAGGTCCACCAGGACTCAGGCTTATAAGGTGTCCAGCCGTCGTCGCCCAGCACGCGCGTGGGCCGTGTTTCGTGGCACGCGAAAGAGTGATACCCCGTTACCTGCTTGCCCGATACGAGCAGGAGCGCTATTTGCTCAGCAACGCGGTTCGGCGCGCTGTAGTCGTCGTCATCGAAGTGGACGATGATGTCGCCGCGCGCGGCTTCCACGCCTGCATTGCGCTTCGCGCCGAGCACTATGGACGTAACGCGAATTATGCGAATCTCTGGATTACCGGGATCGGCCAATAATAATGGGCTTCCGTCTTCATTGAGAGGCACCTCTACCGATCTGACCTCCATGCCGTGATAGAGTCCGGCAGCGAAGGGGTCGTCCTCCACAACGAGCAATTCGCGATTCGCATACGTCTGCGCGCGGAAGCATTCGAGCAAGCGCGGCATAAATGCGCGGCGGCTCGCCATGGTGGGGCAGAGGCAGGTGACTAAGGGCTGAGAGTTCATTTGTGTTTTTTACGCGCGCGCGTAATTTACTGGTTTGCACCGTACGCGACACATTTCAGCGTCAACAGAACGCCGCGATCCTCGTGGTTAATCACGCCGCGAATCACATAAGAGCTGCCGTTCGTGGTGTTGGTCACGATCAGGCTCGGCTTGACCCAGGATTGATACCGCATGGTCAAGGGAATGGATTCTTCTGAAACCGTTTGCCCGCCGCGAATCACGTCGCCCGCGTCGTTCGGATCGCTCGATGCGTAGGCCCGGCCTACTTCCGTGGTGGATGTTTTCGGGCCGCCCGCGTCATACGCTACCGGGTTCGCCGGGGCCTGCGAGTAGAAGATGAGCAGGTGGCGCAACTTCCCCGCGTCGATGGAAGGCCACGGCATCAGTGAATCCGGAAAGGCGTCAAGAGCTGCTGAATCACGTATTCCATGCCGGCGTCAATTGAGCTGCGCCGCATCTCGGATGGCGGAATCTTATTCTCGTAGCAGTAGCCGATAATCATCTTCATGGCTTGGATCGTGGACGCGTAGCCTTCGAATTGCGTCTGAAGTGTGGCCACGTCCGGGTAGCCACACGTGTAGAGAATTTGGATCGCGGCGCCCGGCAGCAAGATGGTGGTGGGCCAGATCTGCGAATACGGTAAAACAATGCGCCCCGGCTCGAAATTCACATCGACGTTATACCCGCCCGCGACGTTGCCCTGCGGCATCGTGAAGACAGCACCGCTGGTGTCGGTGTAGGTGACGCTTTGCACGCTGGCGAGCGGAGGGTAGGGAAGCTCGACATGATCGAATCGATAATAGGCGTCGTATCCCTGGTTCACTCCTTGCGGCCAGTTCTGATAATCGCGGCCGGGCCAGCTTCGCAGCGAGAGTTGCCACTGCTGCGAAAGTAGCGCCCGCCTCATTACGGTTTCGCACTGCTGCCGCGCCAGCACAATCAGTGAAAGGAAGTCCTGATCGACGGGGCCGCCAGCATCGCTCGCGACGCGATGGAACCCCTCGGCCGTCAAAAGGTCCAAAGGCTCCACTGCTGGCGCGGTAACCAACTTAAGATTCGCGTACGTGCTGATATCGATCGACATGGGAAGAGTGCGGGGCGCGGCTCAGGTTAGACACGCCCCGCGAGTTACGGCTATTTGCGGGTGAACTCCAACCACACGGCATATACGTATACGTCGTTTGAGCTGGTGGCGTGCGCGCCCGGCGTCAACGCGAGCGAGAGGAAGCCGGGGTAGCCGGTAACTGTCGAGAGGGGCACGCTGACAACCGCCAACGTGGTGCTGAGCGCGCCCGTTGCGCCGCCCAGGTTGGAGCCGCCAACGCCCTCGAAGGCGTCGACCGTGATGGTCGGGGTATTGACACTCGCCGCTTTCATGGCAGCGAGGATCTTGACTGTGACCGTCTTGCTGGGGTCCAGGTCCGAAGGCCAGGTTACCGGCGGCAGTTGGATTTCCTTCACCGAAGCAGACGCCCAGGATATTCGCACGGATTTATCCGTGGCCCCATTCGAGCGTTCCAGAATCGGGTCGGAGTTTTTGGCGAGCACGCCGCCCTGATTGGTAAGCGTGTCGAAATCGTTGGTCGCAAGCGTGCGCGCCGCCACAAGCGGAAGCGTGATCTGGCCGGTGTTGCGATTCGCGCCCGTCTGGAGAGCCAGCACGGTGTTGCCGGTGAGCTTGTCGTAAAACTCCAGATTTCCGGCGTTGATGCGCGATCCAATATTGAGGTTGTCGCTCATGAGTCGTTTGTTCTCCTTTGGAAAGATGGGGCGGAAGTCGAGCCCCCCGCCCTCGGAGGAGATCAGCCGCTTTACGCGGTGACCGTGGGGCTGCCCTGGAACTGCTGGCGGCCGGCGCTCAGGATGGCGACCGCGCTCTGCAAGCAGCTCGTGGCCGGATTGGTGAACTGGAGCTGCAAGTACGGCTGACCATCCGGCAACTCCGAGCTGTCCAGCTCGATGGTGTAAAAGATGTTGTCGTTAGCGGACGGCGTGGCGATGCCCGTCGCGGCAACGGCCAGCGTTGGCCCGGTGACCACGTCGTGCGACGCGCCCGCCGTGGTCTGCGAGTAGTAGCGGAAGGCCAGCGCCGTAGTGGTGCCGGCGCTGGCCGCCGTGGAGGATACCAGCTTGATGGAGGTGGGCGCCGCGGTGCTTACGCCGATCTGGATAATGATCGACACGTGATCCCATCCCGCCATCGTAAATCCCTGCGCCGTTACCGGGGCTCCGTTATTGCCATCGACCGGAGGAATCAGGTTGACGATATGCCCCGCTTCGGAAACGTTGAAACCAATCATGTCTTTTTCTCCTTCTCTTTTCTCGTCGGTTGTTGGGGTGCGTTCTTTGGTTTGGCCAGCGGGGCTTACCGGGCCTGAAGCGCGATAAAGGGAGACAGGGTGTTGCTGCCCTTGAAGGGGGTCAGAGGCGTATGCCACTGCGATTGACCGTCACAACGATAGATCCAGCGATAGGTCTGTTCGTCGGTGAGGAAGCGGACGTGCATGGAAACCGCCGACTGCATCCCGCCCTTGTCGACCGTCATGTATTGCGACATGTCGACATACAGGATGTCGCCGAGCGCGCCAAGCGTATCGCACTGCTCGATGGGGATTACCGGGCGCCCGAAGAGCGAGTCGTAAGGCAGACCGGCCGCGCCACCGGCCGGCAGCCACACCGGGACGCCGCCCGTGCCCACCACCTGCGCCATACCCTGCAATTGTTGTTCGCAGTCCTGGTTGATAAACCAGACGGAGTTCTTGCGGCTGCGCGCCCACATGCGACCGCGCATCTTTTTGATGTTTTCCCACACGATGGTGGCGGACGCCTGGGCCGTCTCCTTGTTGACCGTGATGAGCGCCGAGGAGTTCAGGATGCCCTGCATCTGTCCAGCGCCCGTGCCCCGGATACAGCCGTCATCGAGCTTGAACGCGGTTTCTTCGCCGAACGCCTGCATCACGACAGAGCCCAGCGCGCGCGCGTCGGTGAGCAGTTCGTTGGTGGCGTAAAACAGTCCAGTCAGTTTCTTGGTGACCATCTCCACCAGGCGAAACTTGGGCTTGCTGCCGGTGAGCGCGTCGGCCTCATTCTCCCAGTACATCCGCACGCCGCCCCAGCGGCTACCGTCCGCACGACTCTGCTCGTCGATACCGGGGATCTTGATTGCGTTGGTGGCTTCGCTCAGTGGGATGTTGCGCGCCCGCGTGTGGACCTCGCCCACGTCGTGGGCGTTCGCCAGGATCTCATCCGAGAAATCCGGCTGAATCAGGAAGCCGCCATCGGCAGGCACCGCCTCCGAGGAGCCCGCCGCCGCCGTCGCGCGGCGTTGCAGTTCGAACAGCCTCGGGTCAACTTGCCCGCCCGAAGAGCTGTGCTGCACTAGCTCGGCGTGCTTCACGGCCACCAACTGCTGGCCGAAGCCGTAGCTCAGACGCGCCTTGCGCTGTTGCGGCGTTTCCGTGCCGCGCGCCTCTACGCCAAACAGGCAGGGGTTGTCCTCGATGTTATCGTGGACCGTAGTGCCCGTGCGCCGGTCGGTGGGGATGTTGCTCGACGCCGCGAGGCGCTGCTCGGTGGTGATCTGCGCGGTGATGTCGTCGATCTGGGAAAGGTTCGACTCGACTGTCGCCCGTTCCTCCTTCGTCATGAGCCGCTTCTCCGTCTGGGCTTTCTGACTGATGGCCTGCGCGGCAGTGTTGAGCGCAGCCCGTTGCTGTTCCAATTCCAGGATTCGATTCATTCGTCTCTCCTTGCTGCCTCGCAGCGTTTGAAATTACTATCTGCAAACCAATTCGGCTATGCGGAGTCGAACGCCGATAGCCTCATGCTCGTAATCGGCTTCGGTGGCGGCGGCCGGTGCTGTGCCCGGTTCGGCTGTCGCGCTGCCGTAAGCCGCGAAAGTATGGGGCGAGCCTTCGACGAGGCGCGCTTTTTCGATGACGCGCACGCGCACATCGCCGCGCTGTTCCCAGTGGTACTGATAGATGTAGAAGGCCGCGCTCGATTCCTTAACGTCGCCGCGCTCCAGATGGCCGCGCATATCACGCCCTACTTGAGTGTTCTCCGAAAGGTCAGCCTCGTAATGCAGGCCCTCCGGCTCTTCCCAAAAACGCGCCGTGCCGGCAGACTTGCGTCCGAGGATGGCGTCGATATTGTGGTTATAGAGCACGCGGGGATCGTCGGTTTTCAAAAACTCCGCGAAGCATCCGGGCTGATATTCTTCCTGAAATCCCCCCATGTCGGAAGACAACGAATTGTACGGCGCGATCACGCCTTTGACACGGGCGACGGGGCTATCCTTCGACGCAAGGCACAACGCAGCCGAACCGTGGCGCATGGCCAGGATTACGGGCTCACCAAATACCTGCCCGGCAATTTCCGCCCCCGGATGGCCCGAGGTCAATAAGGCAAACAGTTGTGGGATGGATGATTGTGCGCAGGTAAGTACATTACTCGGGAGCATCCGCGCCATCGCTTCCGAAGCGGCGCGGGCGCTTGCCTGCCGCTCTTCCTGCATCGGGCAATCCGCGCAGTTCTTATCGTTGCAGGTAGTGTCCGAGCAATTGACGCAATCGCCATCCTTGCACGCTTTACAGGAGCATAAGCAGGCATTTTCCTCGGTTTCCGAAGCTTGCGCCGGGCTGCTGCGTAGGTCCGTAACGTCCGTGAAATCGGCCCCACTCTTGAACTGCGCCGGCACATTGCGGAAGCTCGCCAGCGCCTTGCGGAAGCCGCGCCGCGCCATAGCCAGTGGGGCAGGCGCTTCCAGCAGTTCCGCGCCACGCTTCGCGGCCTTGGCGGTGGCGAAGCCCTGCTTGACGCAATCCGCCGCCGTAAGCCACGTCTCGGCGTTCATCATCTCCAGCACGTCGGCTTTCTTCAGCCCGGTTTTATTGGAGTAGACTTGCGCGATGGATTCATCGATGTTGTTGAGCGCGTCGGCCTGCTTCTGCATGTCGCCTGCCGGGCCGATGCAGATGGACCACGCATTGTGGATCATCATCATGGCGCCGTCGCCCATTTCGATTTCATCGCCTGCCATGGCCACAATGGAGGCGGCGGACGCGGCCAGTCCGTCGACGCACACCTTGATCCGCTTGCCCGTGGCGCGCAGCATGTTCAGAATCGCCACGCCTTCGAACGCATCGCCGCCCGGCGAGTTGATGCGCAGTACGATGCTGGAGTACGGCCCCGTGGCGCGGTCTAGTTCCTGCTTAAAACTCTTCGCTGTGATGCCGCCGCCGGTCCACCAGTCCTCGCCGATCTCTTCATAGATCAGCAGTTCGTACGTGCCGTCGTTGCGCAGCGCGGCGCGGAAGAACGGTTTGGGCTCCAATCGCGGCCGGGCTCCGTCCGGAATCGGTCTACCGTTCGCGTCGTGCTTACCGAGCATGTAGTGATTGTTTTGTTTGCTGCCGAATCCGAGCGCCATGGAATTCCCTCCTTAGAGCTTGCCTGCGAGAATCACTTCCGCTTCGCCGTACTCCATCACGTTGCGGATCTTCTTCTCGATCCAGCGCACATGATCGTGATGCCATTTGATGAGGTGCTCGAATTTATTTCGAGTCTCATCGTCCAGCGCCCCCATGGCGGTCTGGATGTTCTCTTCATACTTTCGGCAGATGGCCATCTCTAGGTCGAGCGCGCCTTCGAGTAGCTCCGTGACGCTGAGAGGATTCGCTACCGGGTCGATCTGATACGCGGCGGTGGCGTCGCCCGCTTCGTCCGACAGGAAGAGCAACTGGTCGGTGACGCACTTCAGCCAGGAGTGAGCATCGTCCGCGAACTGGCTGAATTTGCAGGCGGCTTTCTTGATGCCCTGGAAGCGCAACAGCCGGGCGTTCATGCGGTACTGCAAGTTCAGGTGTGCTTCGAGCGGCAGCGCCGCACGCAGAGCTTGGATTACATTCGGATTGCCTTGCATGTTGTGATCGACCTTTCGTCTATTGCACGGGCGGCGCGGGCACGCCATTGACCTTGGGCTCCACTACAGGCACAGCGGGCGGCGCGGGCTTCGGCTCGGGATTCTTGCCTGACGCGCGTTCACTGCCGAGCGGCACAGTGTTGAGCGGCACGCGCGGCGCTTTGCCGATGCCGCCCTTGAGTGGGTTCTCGCCTTCGCGGTGGCGGATGTCGTCGGGACCGAAGGCCCCGGTATTCGCCAGCACGGTGTACAGCGCGGCGCGCATTTCGGGATCGCCGGACAGTAGATAGTTGTAATCGGGGAAGAGCCCGATGCTGTCGCGTTCGCGAGTCGAGAGCAGCGAGCAGTGCAACCGCCCTTGCCAGTTCGCCGCATTCGTGCCCAGCGTGTATTGCACGTACTCCATAGCCATCTGCACGATGTTGTTATTGGTCGCGTGAGCCAGGAGCCCGACGCGGTGCTGCGGCATCATCAGGATGCGTGCGATGTCTTCCCCGGTGAAGCCCATCGACTCAATGAACTGCGCATCGTTCAATGGCATCGTCTGCGGCGAATAGCTCACCCCTTCCTCTAGGATGAGCATCTTGTGCGCGTTGCTGAGGCCACGGTACTGCTCCAGCGATTTCCGTAAATTGGCTTCGCCCTTATCTCCCAGCTTGCCGGGCATCGTAAGGACGCCTTTCACTTGCGCGCCATTGCCGTAGAAGCGCCCCGCGAATTCCGTCTGTGCTTCGGCCAGGCCCAGCGTGTGCCGGAAAACCTGCACGGTCGAAAGCCCCACAAGCCCATCGAGGCTCATATTGCGCACGTGGAGGATGTGATCCTGCGGCGCGACAATAGGCTTTTGCGAGCGGTCCATCGGAACGTAGGCGTAGCAGAGTTCCGAGCGGAAGTCGTTCGGGTCCTTGAGCCACACCTTCACGCGATCCGGACGCCACGGCCACAGCGCTGTTACCTGCCCGCGTCCGTTGGTGTCGACATAGGCGTAGCAATTACCCCAGACGTTCCGCCAGACTTCCTGTTGCTGTTTGAAATCCCAGGCCGATTGGCGCGAGTTTGCTTCCTGCGTGAGCAGGGGCCACAGGTAGTGATCGCGCGCTTCCTGCTTCGAAATATACCCGTCATCCCAACGAAACGGCTCCATCGGGAGCGTGGCGAAGTCGTCTCCCAGCGCCTTCACGCAAGACCAAAACGTCGGGATAGCCATCGCGTTCGACGGCCCGATGAGTTTCCCGGTGTGCGAGGGCGTGCCGCCGCCGGTCAGCATGTCGAGCACGCTGTCGAAGTCGGAAATCGACATCCGGCGTTCGATAGCGAGGCGGGCTGCGCGAACGATGTTCATGGGTTATTCGGGCGACGAGGTTTTATCGAGCAGTAGAGCCAACGCGACGCACAGCAGGCCAGCGGCGATGTACCCGGCGGGCTTGTAGATCAGCCACACGCCGCGAACGAAGCTCACGAGACCAACGAGGAAGATACCAACCTTCGCAATCGCATCGCGCCACTCGTTGAGCTTCTTCATAGCATCAAGGCCCCACGCTCTTCGTACACGCTTAGGCTGGTGTCAAGCGTCACGGCCCGCGACCATGCGGTGATCGTGGCCGCGATGCCGTCAATGCGCTTCGCAGCAGTATCGCGCGGCGGCTTCACGGGCTTACAGTTGTCGCCGCCATCCGTAGCCAGCGCCAGGCACGAAGCGTTCCAGTTCAGAATCGGGTTGTTGCCGTGCTCGATGGCGCGGTTCATATACGCGCCGATGAATGCCTTCGTCGCGGCGGTCAACCCGCCGATGGTCTGCGACACATCGATGCACGTCATACCCTCGGGGACCAACACGAGGTTGCACGCCGCCTTGATGCCGCCCCACTTGTCGAAGGTCACTTCGCGCACGTCGAAGCGGCTCGCGCCCCATTGGATTTTCGCCATGATGGCCGAGTGATCGATCTCCGCGCCCTGCGTAGTCTCCAGGAACTTCATGCGCACCCACTTCGACAACTCGGCGCGCGTCACGCGTTCCAACGCGGGGATGCGTTCCGCCGGCAGCCAGAAGAACGGCAGGATGCGCCACTTCACATCGGACCCGTACGGCGGGAAGAGAAACACCACCGAAGCCAGATCCGTGGTCCACGCCATGTCGATACCGGCGTAGCAGGGGCGGTCCATCAAGCCCCACTTGGAGATCAGATATTCGGGGTCATACTCCGGGGCCGTGCGTAAATCCAGATCGCCGCCCGCGCCGCACCACAGCGTCATGTCGATGATCGGCGTGCCCGTCGATACGGTGGGCACGTTGAGATTCAGCCGCACATAATCGGAGTACTTCTCCGGACGCCGCACGGCTTCCAGCATCTCCGCTTCGAGAACCGCGTCCGACAAGAATCCGCCATTGTCTTGGTGCGACGGGTTGGCCGCGACCCGCGCCTCCCGCGATTTCCAGTAATCCGGTTCCGTCTCGACGCGCTTCGGGTCGGCCTGGTAGATGCGCGCGAAGTACGTCGGGTCCGATTGCGGCTCGCCCACTACGTGCCGCGCATAATCGTATTCATGCGCCCACATCGGCGATTCGAACTCATCGCCTGACGTGGTGGTCTGGAGCATCAGCGGCTCGCCCACCGGCACGCCGTCGCGGATGATATCGCGGGACAGGAAGCCCTTCACCAACACCGCGCGGGCCGTCTCCGCTTTCTTGCGTGTGAAGCGGTGCAGCTCGTCGAACAGCAGCAGCGAGGGCCGCTTGCCGTCCTGTACATCGCCATCAGCGGCGAGCACCGCGAAGATTCCATGGCCGTCGCGGCGCACGATGCGCTTGACGGACTCGATGATTTTGTACCGGGCGTGCAGGATGGGATTCGAGCGCACCAGCAGCGCGGACGCCTTGAACGCCACGCCCGCCTGATCTTTCGCGGACGCGACTACGTAGGCTTCCGGCTGAAACTCGTCTTCGCACTCCAGGTGGTAGATCGGCAGCCCCCCCACGATGAATGTCTTGCCGTTCTGTTTGCCCATCGACCAGTAGCCCTTGCGATAGATGCGCAGACCGTTGTCTTCGCGCACGTTGCCGTAGAGCGCGCGCAGGTCGGCCCGCTGCCACGCCTGGAGCTTGTAGCCCAGCGGCGGGTAGAGCACGCGCTCGAAGAAGCGCTCCACCTTGCAGGCGCGGCACTGCGGCTTGCCGTTGGCGCGGATCTCGCACCACGTATCAGCATTGCAGTACGCGCACGTTTCCAGCCGGTAGGGCCGCTGCTTAGCCACTGCGGCGCTCTCGATTACGCGCGCGCGTAAAACGCCGCCTGACGCCAATGGAAGCGCGGCGGCCAGCAGCAGGAGCCCGGCAATGCGAATAGGCGAGCGGTTGCACATTTCAGTCGTGGTGGAACAATGGCGGCTTAGGGCAAGGCTTGGGCGCAGGCGGCCAGGTCTCGCCCGATTGAATCAGCGCCCAACGGCGCGCCAGTTCGCGGTGGGACGGCTCAAAGCCGAACCATTCGCGGATTTTATCGAGCCATCTCATGCTGTACCTGCTCACTCAACTTCCGAATCGCCCGCTCGACGCGCCCACCTTCTGCCGTCGCCACATACGCGGCCAAGCCGCGGGCGCTGTTGCGCCCTGTCGCGTTGCGCGCCCGGCAGCGCTGCTCTTTGCGCACCTGATCGAGCACGGCACGGCGCTCCAGCATCTCGCGGGCGGTCCACAGCTCGGCAGGCTTCACGGGCGCGACTTCCGGCAGGCCCTTCAACACGCGGCGCACGGCACGGCGCACGAGGCGCGGAGCGATGGGGAATGGGAGCTGCGCTATGGCAGAAGCCAGCTCCCTGGAGCGCACCAGCGGTAGCGCGAGTTGTTCCCCTGCCCGAATGCGTTTCACTGAATCTGCTCCTCGATGGGGTCAAGCGCTTCGCCGACAGCGGGCGGGATGAAGCCGCCGAAGCCTTCGAGCCGTTGCGCCGCGAGCAGCGTCAACCCAGACTGCACCTGCATCTTGCTCACGTGGCGCTTTAGGCTGTGCATGACGCGTTCCAGGTTCCGGAAGCTCTCATCATTCGCAATGCACTCAGCCAGAGGGGCGGTGACTTTCTGGCCGGCGGCTTTGGCCTCGCGCTTCCACTTCGCCACGAGTTGCCGCTGGCCGCGCTCCAGCTCCTGAAGCTTGGCGATGTCGGCGCACAGATCCCGGAGCGTGAAGACCTGGGCGACGGGCAGCGGGCCGAGCGGAACCACCATTTCATCCCACACGCGCCGTTGCGCCGCCGACATTCCGCGCGGCCGGGGCATGAGACCGGCGGACGCGAAGTCCGGGCGCGGCGGGGGAAGTGGGCGGTGCGCGGGGTTGCCGTCATACTGCCGTTCTTCAGCGGATTTGGCGATTGGACCCCGGAGCCCCATGAAAAATCGACCTGGAAAAATCGCAAAACTTGGGATTTCGCAAATATGAGGGGCACCAGGTCACCGGACCCCCTCGTGAGGGATTTCGACCGGCCCCGGTACCCCGGTCGGTAACGTTACATCCGCGCGCGGATTGCCCTGGTTGCGCCGCGATACGTTGCAGTGGTTGCACGTCGTCTGGAGGTTCCCCAGGTCCAGCCTGAGCGCGGGCGCCTGCTCAATTGGGATCACGTGATCGGCGTGCAGGTGCGTGCGCCCATCCGCGAATCGCAGCCGCAACTCGTTGAGAATACGATCCGCTGGAGGCATTGCCACTGCCGCTTCGCGACACATCCGTACGATATCCGGCTCCCACTTACACACCACACAGCGCCATCGGTCGCGAATGAAACACACCAGGCGCAGGCGACGGAATGCCGCATCGTACCCGCGCTGCTTGGTAGTACGTCGCGCATCGTTGGCAGCGACACGACACGTTGGGCACTTGCCGCCGGTATCGGTTAGTTGGTGGCAGCCGATCTCCGAGCACGGTCTTTTGATGGCTCCGCGCGCGGGTATTCCGCTGGATTCTTGCAGTTTCGAGCGGTTTGGTTTTGTAGCCGTCATGCGGTTTTCAGCCCACGCGCCCAGCGCCAGAAAGCTTCGAGCCAATCGAGAGGATCACAGTGTTCATGAGCTGCTGCTACTTCGTAGAGCTTTGCTGTGCGAGCACTAGCACGTGGGAGTAGGTCAAGTGCGGTAACGAGTTGAGGACGTGCTGTGCGTTCAGCATGAAGCCATTGTTCAGAACGTGCATGATGAAGAGCACCAGCAGTAGACATGCGAAGTCAGATCAGAAAGCAGGTGTTGTGTCGCGCAACGTGGGAGATGCGCTTCGTGGTTCGCTCTGTGGGGCCAATGAAGAACTCATTCAACGCACCGAACGCGATGCCAAACGCCCCGCCATCAACTCGTGAGCCGGGATGAATCCACTGGGCGTAGACTTTGGCGTTTGTGCGGCAGGCTTGACCTTTGCGAGATACCGACGTTCGCGGATCGGCGGCAACACAACAGGCGGGACAGCCGCGATCAGGCGTATCCAGCGGATTCGGTCGCGTCCCCCGCCGCCCTCGTAGCCGCCACGACTGACCAGCTCCAGCGCTTCAACAGCGGAGATCACACAGAGCGCGCCGTTGAAGTCGGGCCGCAACACTCTGACGTCAAGAGTGGTTGTTTGGAGACGACGAATCAACTCATCGCCAGTTGCGGGTTGCTTCACGCGGTCGCCTTTTTGCGCTCGAAGTAGCGGTCCCAAATCTCAACCGTGTGCCGCGTTACCTGCCCGTCAAAACGGCGACAGGTGTGTAATTTGTGCCAATACACGTCGTACGCATCAGCTGCGGGATTGGGCCGGCGTGCATCGATCATGCGCAGCGACTTTACACGCTGGTTGCGGCAGACGCCCGTACAGGCTCCCAGTGCTACCAAACGCAATGCTTCCGCCGGAGAAATCTCCACCATCGGGCCGACCGCTGGTGTGTATCGGATCGGTCGCGTTGTGGCTCGAAGTGCGTCGAGAAGAGTCTGTCCCTGGACAGTAGGCATAGTTCTGGCTTACTCGCGGAGTTGCCCGACAAGCGCTTTTGACCAACCCTGGTTATCGTCGTGGGGGTGGCGACGTTGAGCTTGCGCCGGGATCGTGTGCGAGTGAAACGCCAGGGATAGCGTTCGCCCGCCTTTTGCACGGCAATCTCGCAATGCTAATTACGACGAGAAGGCCACACGGCCAAAAAGAACAAGCTCCATTACGTACATAGAATAAGCACTCAAACGTACAAACGTCAAGCGGAAAGTGTTTCGGATTACTTGTGACGCTGTGACGCGTCACAAAGCCCTATTGTGTTTTACTCCAGAATGAAATGTGGTGGTACACACTCAACCACATTTCATTTTCTATACTGTCTCTTAATATAAAAAAACTTGTCACTTGTCACACAATAAGCGTTTTCATAAAGTTGCCATGTGGAAACAGTGACGAGAACCGTGACAAGCCTGACAGAAACAGTGCTGATTCGCCCAGACACACGTATAGCGGGCGTCACATCTCAGCCTTCCGGCTGGACAGAGCCCGCTATTTTGCTATTCCGGCTGTCCTATTAAGCTTGGACGGGGCCGAAAATTCACGTCACATCTTCCTTCAATCGGATGCCATCCCAGCAGCGAATCTGCTTCCCATTAATCCGCCTGGAGCGGTTCAGCTTGATGCCCTTCAACTCCAGGCGCTGAGTGAGCCGGCTACTTTTAAGCTGTGGCTCGTTATTGTCCTTGCAATACTGCTGGTAAGCCTTCGTGAAATTCGCGCACTTTACGTAGCAAAATTCCGGATCGTCAACCTCAACCTCGCAGCACTCATCAAAGAAGCCGCGCAGCGGATCGTCAGCTTCGCGCCACTCTTCGCCGGCCGCTTTGACCTCGGGAGGCATCTGCAAGCCCTCTTTCGACCAGCGCATAGCGCCGCGGATCGCCCAGGCCAGGACGCCTTCCGACTCGGCAAGGATCTTCGAGAGCAACTGCTTGTCAATGTCGGGGTCATCCTTGTCGATGCGCTGGAGAAACGCCACGCACATCAGGCGTCCCCAGATTGCTTCGTCCGCGCCTTTGATTTCCGGCCGGTAGTTGCAATCCATCCAGATTTTGTGGGTAGCCGGAAACTCGAAGGGATTTTCGAACTTACGGCAAGCTGTGATTTCACCCATGCCGGCCGTCAGGTATTTCATGAGCCGCTCGGAGAGCCGCTGGCCGTCGTCGACTTCGGACGTGATAACAAAGCGCGCGCCGTGCAGCTTTGCCAGGTCCGCGCGCACATTGTTGTCGGTAAATTTGCTAGTCATTAGGGTGTTGATGTCGAGTTGCGCGGCGTATTCGGACAAGATGGACTTGAATATAGTCAACAGAGTCGTCTTGCCGTTGTTGCCCTTCGCGCCGTAGAAGATGAACGCCGCTTTTTCGCTCACATCGCCCGTCAGCGCATAGCCGAAGGACTTCTGTAGAAAGTCCACCATGCGGGTTACCCGCTCTGGCATCTCGCCCATATCAGCAGTGAGCCCCATCGCCCAATACAACAGGCGCAGGAAACGCGGGCAATCGCGCTCGGCGACCGATTCCGGCATGTACTTCACGTGACACAGCTTGGTGATGTAATAGCGCCGCTCGAACGGCAACAGCGCCCCCGTGCGCACGTCCACCACACCGTTGATGCAATTCAGCAAATAGCGATGCTGGTCCAGATCGCTGGCCGAAATGGCCATTCCCGGTTCGCTCTTAGCGCGCAGCAGCGACGCCGAGATAGCGCCTTGCGATTCGGATTCTCTCGCGTGCTTTTGCACGGCGCGCTTCAGGCCCTCGTCTGTCAGCAAGCCACCCTGCTTGTGCAGCAGGCGCAGCATGTTCTTGCTGAACTGCGTTACTGTCGCCGCATCGCTGTCCACCTTCCAGCGGCAGCCGTCCCAGAGCAGCCACTTCTTAAACTCGGGACAGAAGCGGATGTCTTCGCCGTACAACTTCACCAAACGCTCACCATTGCCAGAGTCCGTTAGCGGGATTCCGACGATCAAATCAGGCGCGCCCTCTGGGGGTAGATCCTCGTCATCAGGCGGCGGTGGGGCTTGTTTCTTTTTCATTTCCTCTTGAGCCTCCTTTACAGCTCGGGTAAAATTCTTCAACGGAAAATCGCGGCGGAACTTTTTGCGGAGCGTTCCCTCAATTAGCGCGAGTGAGTAGAGCGGGACACGCGCAATCTCGGGGATCAACCTCAGCGCCGCTTCCAGGTCGCCGGCCTCGCACGCCACATTGACGGCCGCCTCCACGTCTGCAGCGCTGAGCGCGAGATTTTTGTCACTCCCGTCACTTTCTGACGAGGCCCCCGGTTCGGCTTGGTGCGCGGCCGGCTGTCGCGCCTGGGGGTAGTTACCCTGCGGCCGGTTGGGCTCGAAGAGATCGCGGAAGTCGCGCCACTGTCGGCCTGCGCAACTGTTGTGCAGGCACTTAAAGCCAAGCCTTCCGTCGGGGCCTTCGAACACCATCGAATCGGGCGCCTTGTGCGAGCCGTCGAAGGGACACTCTTCGAGCACATATTTTGTGCCACCGTCATACGCCACACCACGGCGGTGCTGAATCCCAAAGCGCATCAGGAATTCCGATAGATCGAACTGCCGCGCCATTCGCGGCGAGCTTACAGAGCGCGTCTGCGATGGACGCCGCGTATCGGCGGGAGCGGTCGCAGCGAGTTGCTGGAGATCCTCGATCGCGACGGGGGTTACCAGCGCCGGCACTTGCAGAATCCGAGCCAAACGATGCGGCCTGGCGGGTGTGTTATCCCCCTTGCGGGCCGTTGTCCCATAGATCTTCATGATCCGGGAGGCGTTGAACATCGTCCGGTCGACTTCCATCGCGCCCGGCTCGTCATAGCGCGCAGCGAGCGACAGCAGAGAGTTACGCACTAGATCCTTGGAGTCAGGATCGTTGGGAAGGTCGATGGCATACAGCAAGTGCGCGCCATTCCCGCTGTCAGCAAAGATTGGTTCCGGCCATCCCGAGGCGCTTAGTTGCTCTTTGACTCGCTCGGCGAGGGCCAGAGCCGCTTCATGCTCCTCATCGGTGCTGGAGATGCCCGTGGGCCGCTTCGGGTCGATGTCTATCGGTAGCCAGCGGCGATGGAGAATATCACCGTCTGAGGTAGTGTCCACTGCATAGGGCAATACCTTATGAGCGGCCCGGGCGAGTAACGCCGGCCTCACTGGATTCAACGTCCAGTATAGGCCCGGAAACTTCCCGTTCTCCAGACCTACCAGCGCTTCCGCCATCCGGCCCCAGTCGGAAAAGTAACCGCTGATGACCTTCTGGCCGCGTGCTTTGGGAACCCGCACCTCTACCACATCGCCGGGTGTAAACAGCAACCGGGCCGCGTGAAGGATCAGGCTCGACGTATTCTCACTCACTGCATTCTCCGGTTGTGATGTGACAGTGACAAAATTTTCCGAAGCTCCGCTTGAAAAGCGCGAACGCACGGCGGCGCAAAAAGCTGGAGGGGCCTGGAGGAAAGGAAGCTCATCGGCGAATACTCAGTACCCGCCGAGAGGATCAGGAAGGGGAGAAAGGCTTGGCTGGAGGTAAGTGCTCGGCGCTGTCGCGCCTGCGCTGATTAGCCTGAGGGCTTGGTGAGTAAGTGAGGGGCCGGGTTTCATTTGAGAGAGTTACTGGTGTCTTATGTTGAACAATCTAGAGTTGTGGCGACTTTTTACTTCGGGTTCGCGCCAGTCGCCATCAGCCAAGAGCGATCATCATCGCCCAGAAGGCGCGGTCGCGTTCCGCTTCCCAGCACATCTGGCACTGACCCTCGTCGCCCATCAGCGACTCGCGCGGGTCGAACTCTCGGCCGCAATCGACGCACGTTTTCATCCCGCCCGCTCCTTCCGCGCGATCCCCGCGCCCTGCTCGCTCGCGCACGCCTTGCGTATGGCGTGCGGGCCGTACTCGCACATCTCGATGGCACAGCGCGCCATTGCGACCGTGCGCTCACCGATGGATACCGGCAGTCCTTCATGGTCCGGGAACTCGCCGCGCATTTCGTCTTCGTCCGCGATGAATTCCGCGAGATTGTAGCGCCGCAGTTCGGCGACTGCGATTAAGAGCGCGGCCTCGATTTTGAGACGGTCGGAGGGAGTCATTTGGGTTCGTACGCGCTGGTTTCGTTTCGCATTTGTGAGTGTCGCGTCATTTCGCGATGTCTTCTGCGGGCAAGCAGTCAGGTGTCACTTTCGCGGCACGTTCCATCGCCCTCCGCACCCTGACGGGGATTTCACAGCAGCAGTGAAGCGCGCAATGCCAGCATTGATTACACGGATCGTCCCATTGCTCTTCGCAGGGGCAATTCACGAAGGGCAACAAACAGCACTCGCAACGTATCATAGCCAACACCTACCTGTCATACGACTTATCCACCTTCCGAATCTCGGCCCGCTTCTTTCGGTACCGGCACGTGCTGCAACTATCCCTCGAAGGCCACTTAGGCTTACCGCATGCACAAACACGCCCTAACTTGTCCTGCTCCGGATCGGCCCGCCGCGCTTCCCGCGCACGCTTGAATACCAGCTCCATCGAGCAGCCCAGCTCGGCGGCAATCTCGCGGGCGAACATGCCGCTCGCCTGCATTTCGGCGATGCGTTCGACCGTCACCCCATCGTTGCGATGCCAGCCTTGCCCGCGCCCCATCGCACGCGGCTTGCGCACTGCTGGCGCTTTGGCCATGCGGACGCGGCCCCGCACGCGCGGCAAGTAAGTTGAGACTTCGCGCGGTACCGGCGTGAATTTCACGAACGGCTCGATTAGGCGCGAGCGTTCAGTGATCACTTCGTTCACCGGCTTGCCATCGCGGAAGAGAATGCGCGCAGGCGGGATGGACTCGATTTCGTTCATTCTTGGTTGCTGCTGGTTCGCTTCCACTTACCGTCCTCCTCTTCGCATTGCTCCACAGCGCCTTCGATGCGCAGCCGGTCAAGCGCCGTACAGACCGCACCGCGATCCAGATCCAGTGTCTCCATCAGTTCCGCTACACTCATCGCCTGAGCTTCCAGCGCTTCCAATACCTTCACGTACGCTTGCTTCCGCCCACGGGTCCGTATCGCGAACTGCACGCGAGGATCGTTGATGGGCAGACGAGACATGATACAAGCGTTCAAGTTTCTGAACTCCGAAATGCTTCTGGATTTGGACAATCTGGAGTGAGGGCGCGCGTTCCCATTTGGTTCTCGCCAGTCGCCATCGGGGGATACTCCCAGACGCCGCGATATCGGCGCATACTTCCAGCGGGATGCGATGCTCTATCAGCACGCGGGCATCTCCCGCACGCGCAAATCCTCGGGCCACTCGGCAGGTTCGCCGCCTTTGCGGTCATTAAGCACCAGAGGTTGCGGATGTTCTTTCCGCGCCCGCTGCCCCTCGTTGCTAGGGCATTCATCACAGCAATCGCAGGGATGGCCGCACGCCTGAAAGAGATGGTCAATATCGCTCGACGCTGAATCCCACGGGCACGCGCCCAACTGCTTCACCAAGCACGGCACGCCCGCCGCCTTGCATTGCGCGATGATCTGCCGCGCCCACGCGATATCAAACGGGCGCGCATTTGGCCCTGATTCGCCGCCGACGATCAGCCAGTCGAGTCCGTGACAGCCAGGGATCTTGTCGCGCGTCTTGCAATCAGAGTCGCCACATCCCAGCGCGTGAAGACCTTCCATCTCGTCGCTGTCAAAATTCACTGGCCCCAGCGCGGGCTCGTACGAGACGAAGCGCAACGCGGCAGGCGTTTGTAGCAGGTGCGGAATACGCGCATCGGCTGACTGCTGATCCTCCACGGAAACGCCGAGCCATACATTTCGCATGGGCCACCAAGCAGCATCTACCGGACAATGCGTCAGCTCTGCGTCTTCGCCGCCCGGTGTAACCCACCCGCGCCCATCGGGCTTGAATCGGCGCATATACTTGGCCATGCGCTCCGCCCTTTTCGTCAGGATCTGAAACGTATGCTGACGGCAGCCGGACATTATCGAGAACACGCGGTCAATCACCTCATCCGGCAAGCTCTCGTGAAACAGATCGCTCATCGAATTCACGAACACGCGGCGCGGCTTGCGCCAACGCAGCGGCGCGTCGAGCATCGACTCGACAAGCTCTACCTTGCCCGTCCAGCGCGGACCACTCGGCGTCATCTCGGCAAACGTGTGGAACGGCCCGGCACTCAACACCACCTCGCCGGATTGGTCCGTCTCACCAGCCCCAGCGAACCGCGCGGCCTGCCGCTCCGCGTAGCAATTCCGACAGCCTTCGGAGATTCGCGAACACCCGCGCACGGGATTCCATGTGGCGTCCGTCCATTGGATCTTGCTGATTGCGCCCATCGTTACCAGCCCTCGAATTCCGGCATCGCGTCAAGCTCGTGCTGTTCGTATTCAGCCAGTTCCAATTCAACCTTTTCGCCGATTTCGCAGCCCTCGAACAGATCCTCCAGGGCGACCGCCGAGAATGGCCACGTGCAAGACTGCCCGCTCGCGTCTGGCCGACGCTCGATCAAGCACCGAACTTTTGTATGGTCCTTGCCGCTGTCACACATTCACCCACGCTCCCCGCACTGCGTCGCGAGCAGCGCCTCCAGCGCGTCCGCCCGCGTGCGCAACGCGCGCACCTCAGCCTCCAGCGTTGCGCGGGGCACGCGCGCGTCCAGCTCGCGAACTGGCGCGCCGTCGTGCGGGCAGTCCGCAAGAAATGGCAAGAGCTTAAACGCGGACAGCGGCAAGTGATCGATGACGAAGTGCTCGCCGTCGAACTCGCGCAGGAAGTCGCGCAGAAATTCGCGCGTTGTTTCCGGCCGTTCCGGTGTATCGACGCACACCGCTTCCGCACAGCCGCACGCGCGGCGGCGAACGACATAGACTAAGGCTTCGCGGGTTTCACTCATGGCTTTCTCCCACCGATAAACATGCCCAGCGCTATCGCGTCAACCCCGCAGACCAGACCCAGCGCGGGTCCAGCAGAGAGGCCCGCACTGTAGGCGGCAAACAGTATCAGCATGCCGCCGAACATAATCAGCCCAAGTCCCTTCATGGCGTCACCTCACCAAACAATCCCGGCTCGCGCGCCGCCGTGCTCAACACCGCGCCCTCGGGAGGTGTCCACTCAAAGATGCCGAGCATCCCGCGCGTGGGGATCGGAGACGGGAAAAGCTCCGCGTCCTCAAACACAAACCCGAAAGGCCCCTGGAACCATGGCGTAAAGCTGTCGCGCACACAGCGCGTCATCACCACCTTGCCGAGCGCGATCCGAGCGATTAAGCCAGCGCCGAGCGTATCCCACATCTCCAGATAGCCTGGCGTCATGCGATAGCGGATCTTTCCCGCGTGCCGCGTATCGATTGATTCACCACCGACCAATTCAGCCCGAAAGCACATCGCGTCCGGAACGCGGCCAGCCTTGCGATCATCCCAGCCGCGACCGCCGCACTCGCGGAATGTGCCTTTCGGCTCGTCGGAAACTAGCGCGCTCATGAGAGCCCCCTCGCGCGGCGGTCCTTGGTCTTCGGATGGCAACGCGCCTGCCACAGCTTGCGTCGGGACTTCACGGTCGAGTGCTGGGTTACCAGCTCGACTTGCGACCGCACACGCAGCGTAGGCAAAGTGTGGTAGTCAATCAGGCAGCACGCCACGCGGTCGAGTGTGGCGTGCTGCGCGCGGTCCAGCTCGTGGAGGATGCGCCAGGTGGTCATGATTTGACCGCCTTGATTACCAGCACTTTGGAGTCGCCGACCATCGCAGCGGCTTCTTCGAGCGGATCGATACGAGTATGCATATCCGCCCCCATCTCGTAGACCGCCACGTATTCCGGCATACCCGAAATCAAACGAACGCGCTCCACCCACGCTGCGATCAATATGGCTCTTGCTTCACGCGTATCGTTCTCCGGTCTAGCATCGATCTCCGCATCAAGAACCTGAAGCAATGCGGCCATCGGCGGGCTGTCCGGCATGAGGGCCGGAAACTGCGCCCTAAGCCATGGCTCGCACTCGCGCACGGCACGTGGCAATTGATGGGTAAACAGTCCATCATCGCCAGTAAGGAAATTCAGGATTTCGTAGACGCCCTCCATGTGCCGCGACGAGACCAATCGGCCCGTAGTTGCGGTCAATAGATCGCTGAAATGAAATTGCTTCATGCCGCCCTCCGCATCGCTCCCGCCAGTTGGGAAGGCCGCGAACCATGCGCAGAGGCTTGCGCTCCCGGCTGTGCCGGATAAGACACCTGCATCTGTTTTCTGCGCTGCAACTCGGCGTCAATCACAGCCAGCCGCACGGGGTAGCGATTCAACGCCAGCTTGCGCACGGCCTTGCGCAACTGGCCAGTGGAGACGCGCTCCATGATGATCGGCTTACGAGGCTCAGGCATAGACCTTTAGCTGTCCAGCTCCCGCGCCACCGTGGCGCAGGCGATAACGCCCGCGCGGTCGGGCGTGAGGGGTTCGTCGCGCTGGAGGATGCGCAGAAGTTCAAGGATGGCGGGGTCGGTCATGCCGCAAGCCTCGCCGTTACAACGAATTGCAGGCGGCTAAATCGGGCCGAACGTGTTGATGATGTGGCCAATTCCGGCCCGATGGAAAACGACATCCTCGCCTCGATGCCATCCCACTCCACGCGGTTCAGCAGCCTGCGCGCCACCTGCTGTCTCTCGGCCGCATCGTCGAGGTTCGCCAGATAGCCCCGCAGCAGATCAACAGTGTGCTCGATCCAGTCGCCTTCGATTGCCGGCGGTAGAGATGCTTCGAGCCCCGACAGTTCCAGTTCCACACGCCGCCGCTCTTCCGTCGCCGCCCGGTACTTTTCTTTAATCGAGCCCCGCGTGCTGGCCAGGTCCGGGTCGAGCAGTGCGGACAGTGCCGCCTCTTCGCGACCCTTCGCCTTTGCGAGCCGCGAACGGAGCCGCTCGCGGCTCG